ATCCAGCCACGCCAGCGCCTCGGCGAGCGTTCCGGACGGTTTGCCGATGATCGGCGAGTCAACGGTGTAGCTCACGAGAACCACCCCACAAACATCGGCACATGGCCCGCGATCCAGTTGCCGACCACGATCACGCCGGCCAGAATCGCCCAGGTTCGTTTGCTCATGGCAAACTTCGCGAGCCGGTGCAGCGGCTCCCATGCGTCCCGAACCGACGCCATCGAATGCGCCACATCCTTAAGTTCCGATGCAACCTCGTGGAACTCATTCATGCTCTTTTCGATCCCGCCAACACGGCCATCGATGGCGTTGAGCCGGTCTTCGATCTGAGCGAATCGCCGGTTGTCCTCGGCAAGTTTCTGATCCCTCTGTGCGAACTCGCTCTTGATGAGCTGCTGGATCAGTTGCACTTCGTCGCTTGTCACTCACGCTGCGCTCGTCTTTCTGGTCCTCGAAGGTCTGTAGGTGCCTACCCGCCTTGACCACGGGCGCGGCGCTTCTGCGCTCTTGTTACGCTTGATAGAATCGTGAACTCACCCAGGTATCGCCCGAGCGCTTGCATTCCCACCGATCGACACGTGCTTGCTCTCTCTCAGTGACAACGCCATCCCGGTCAACCGTCCGGCCGATGGCCGCGCATCGCCGGTTATTCCGATCCATCCGGCGCGTGCCTTCGAGGTCGGCCGAGACCAGCGATGGGAACAACGAACCGATAAGCGCGAGCGCGATGATCAACCGTCTCATCATGTCCCCTGCCAGTAGCCCCACACCGGGACGGTCGTCGCGCCCTCGACAGTGAACGCGGTCGCCGCGCCCATCGTAGAGATGCGGGTTGCCGCGACTGATTGAAAGAATCCGCCAGTCAGATCGTCTGCCAGCGCACCGCGAAGGACGGCCGCAGTTGTGGCCTGATTGCCGAACAGTGCCCACAGGTGCATCCCCGGATAGATTCCAGAAACCGTGACTGCTGTGGTCTTGAGTCCGGTGGAGTTGATGGTTCCCGAGACATCGGTATAGCCGAGCCGTGTCAGTGTGGCGTTCCCTGCCAGCGTCACCGGTGATGCGCTGTAGGCGATTCCGACTTCGGCCCATGTGATCGTTGCGGCGGCTGTCGTGACTCGATACCGAAGACTGATGGATGTGTAGGCGGCCTGCGCCTGTCCAAGGTAGTAGGCGAAACTGCTGTTGCTCGTGAGTGTCTTGACCGCCGTCAGGTTGGCGGCGTCGATGGCAACGAAGAGATTCGGATTGCCAGCGGGGGCGATGATGGTATTGACCTGCTTGCGTGCGCCGTCGCTGTTCATCACGTACCAGCCGACGCCATCGGAATAGAGCAGGGAGTCGCCCGCGTTGAGATTCCATGTTCCGATTCGTCGCTCTGTTCCTGACACGTCGCGTTTGATCGTGACGGTATTGGCGACGGTATCCGCGTTGTAAACGGAGATGAACTTGACGATCCGCTGTTCAGACGCTCCCGGCGATCCGACCACCGTCACGTCTGCCGTGCTGTTCGATGTGGTGCTGGATGTCTCCGGCGTGACCGTGGTCGTTGTCAGGGTATTGAACGCGCTGAATATCTCGACCGCGTTGGTTGTCGTGGCCGCGCCGAGTTTCAGTTCCAGTAGGTGCGTTGTTGCCGTTAGGATCATAAAGGCGCTCCAATTGCGATAAGACGTTGCACGGCGGCAAACCCAAGGCCGCTGCCTGATGACGAGACCGCCACCCATCCCGTATTGCCGGTCCCTGATTCCTTGCGGTAGACAGCCGTGTCGGTCCCGCCGTCTGTGCGGAGGAAGAGCGAACCGATGACTGCGGTCACCGCGCTTTCGGGCGATCCTGCCCCGGTTTTGATTGACACGCTGGTAGTCGGACTTGACCCGAATGCAATGTGACCATTTGCGCCGAACATGCCGACGGTCGCCGTCGTCCCCGCGTCGCTGTACAGCAACACGTCCGCGCCGCTGTATCCCAGCAATCGATGATTCGTTGTGTCGAATTTGAAGTCAGTCGCGCCGGCCCGCTGAACGTCGAGTGCCGCCGTTGAGTTGAGATTGACGATGAGCGCACCCGTCATCGTGTCGCCGGCCTTTTCGACCCAGATGTCACCCGCACCCGCTGCCACAAGTCCGAGGGTTGTCCGCTGTGCCGCCGCGTCCGCATCGTCAACGAGCGCACGTCCCGCTGACGTGAAGTCCGCCAGCGCCGCCGTTCCTGACCCGGTGAAATATGGAACCTTATCCGCCGCACTCGTGAGTCCGGCGATGGCCGTCAGTTCGGCGTCCGCCGCCTGATAGTCCGTGCCGGCAACCGCCGTCGACAGCACGCCGGTCCCTGTCGTCACTTTGACCAGTCCGGTTGTCAGCGACGAAAGCGCCTGCTCTGCCGACAGCCCCGCATCTGCCGTTTGGGTGATGTAGGTGGCGGTCGTTGGAGCTCCACCGCCACCACCGGCTGATATGTCAAGCGTCACCTGATCCCCGAGGATGGTGACGGTGACGCCCGCGCCGGTGACCGCGATCTTGCGGATCAGTTCACCCAACACCCGGTCGCCATCGGTGATCATCACGCCGCCGCGTTCCTGGTACCTCCCCAATCGGTCGACGGCCCGGTTCGCTTCCCGCTGGGGGATGACACCCAATCGCCGCTCTGCGGTCGTCTCCGGTTGATTATGCGGGTCAATAATCGGCGGTTGTCTCATGCTGCCAACTCCGTGCAATCGCCGCCGACTTTGATATCGCCGTCCTGCAGATCAACCGACCGCGAGATGACCCGAAGTTCATACGCCCGGTTCTGTGGCACTGACCAGTAGCGCACCCGATCGCCCTGCCGGATGTCGGACACGACGATGTTTTTCGACGGAATCATCAGGGTCGCGGGGATGGCCGGTTTCGCCAGCGTCGCCAGATCGCCCTGCGCCCGGCTGTAGAGACTCGCCTCTCCGAGGGTTGCCGGATACCGCTTCGTCACCGCGATCGTTTCGTACCGTTCGCGAGACTCCGTATCGATTGCAATCACCTGCTCAGCGGACTCCCAGTCTTCCTCTTCGGTGTTGGCGTAGATGACGTTGACAATCGGATCGTTCGATGGTTGCACACCTCCGGATCGCACGTTGTATCCATCGGCGATCAGGACCGATCCGAGCTTGTTGAGTCCGACGTGCTTGCGCATCACCGCGCTGATCGACCAGTCGGGATTGAGCACCACGTCCCATTCCTGCCCGGCCGTCGTGGCAAGGTAGTCGGTGACGTCGTAGAGGTCATCGCCGCGCCATTCCATTGACAGGCACGGTCCGCCCTCGTCGGCCTCGAACGAATCGATCCACCACGCCCGGTCGCTTGCCAGACTGCTGATGGCGGCCAACCAGAGCGATCCGGCCGGCGCCGACGCCTGGCGATAGGTTCGTTGGGTCACGATCCCTTTGAGCAACACGTGGAAGGAGTCGCACGAGAGTTCCATCATGCCCGTCGAAATCTCGGTCGGGTTGCGTTTGATGATCCCGCCCCACAGACCGGAGCGCCCAAGGTTGACCGCTACCCACAGACCGCGGAGTTCAGTGAATCCCAGCCGGTGCGCATCCCGCGCCGTGATCTGGAACGAACATCGTCCGATCCGGGAAACCTCCCAGGACGCCGAACATGTGACCGCCTGGAGAATCCGTTTATCTCGCCATCCCGGCCGCGCGATCGTGACGATCAAGCCGCTGCTCATCCCAGGTATTCCTCCTGCCACACCGCGTCATAGACCAGCGTCCCGATATTCGGCTCGCTGATCGATATGGCCGGAACCCCGAAGGTCACGAAGTCGATGTAGATCTTCCCGACATAGGAACCGCTGCCCGTGATGACGACCTCGACGTCTGCGGCCGTCGTGGAAGACCCGATGGAAAAGAATCCCGGCAGCACTTCGCCGGTGAAGTTGCCATCGGCGTCCGTGTACCAGGTGTTGATCGCCGAGGGCGCTCCGCCAAGTGTCTGCGCGACGTCCAGCGGGTCGACGTCGTTGTTCCAGTAGACCGACAGGTTGACCGCCAGCGATGACCCGATATTGGTTGCCCGGTAAGCAAACCCGAAGTCATACGACCGGCTTGGAATCACGGTCAGCTGCGGATGCGCGAGATTGATTTCCCACGCGCCAACTGGCGCTGCCGTCACATCGATTTCCATCGACCCGTAGCCCAGTAGGGTCGGGGTCGATTTCCACGAGACCGCCGATGTGACGCCAACCGTTTGCGTCTTGGTCCACATCGAAACGTCCTGCTCTTTAAAGCGGCCGTTTTCAATCATGTTGAGCGCCGCCGGAATCGGCGCGAATTCCATCGTTTCGGTTTCAATTTCGGTTCCGTCAAGGTCTTCTTCGATCCGGTAGATGACACCGGCCCATGCGGCCGGGTAGTCCATCACGCCATCGGTAAAGACACCAAAGAGCGGGCGACCAATCGTCGGGTCCGTCGTGATCCAGAGTTCCTGCAGCGACGTGATCCCGATCTTGTGACCCTCGCCTCCAAGCCGTATCTCATGCCGAGGCGTTGTGAGGTCGGCGAATCCGCCGCCCCCCATCCGGACCGTTGCACTGAGGTCATAGATTTCCGTTTCGCTCCCGATCACGTAGCGCGAATTGGTCAGACCGCCGAACGTGGAGATGTCCAGGATCGCCAGCAGGGTGGTGTCCCACCGCAATTCGCCTTCATCGGTGATGGTGGCGGTTGTCGGAATTTCAACGCCGTCTGCCGGCAGAATCCCCTGATAGATGCGCGTCGGGTTGTCGTACGCGGAGAGATCAGCCCACTGGGCTGCCACCGATGTCAGGCTGGCGTGCGTGGTCGTATCGATCACGACGTCGGACCATTCCTGCCCGCCCGGGTCCATCACTGAACAGTAGGCAGCCGCCACGCCAGACATGTTTTTGAAATACCAGTCCCAATAGAGCGACTGGAACCGGAACGGCGTGTAGATCTCCATCCCGTCGGCATTCCCGACATTGGCGTACCGCCTCGAGGATTGTTTGACCTTGCGACGCGCCCGGAGACTCGGCTGGTAATTCGCCGCATGGCCTCCACCGGAGCCGGTGTCGTACGGCCGGAACTGCGCGTAGGTATCGACCCCGGGGAGCCGTGTCGCCAACTGCCATCCACCCGGCGTGTCACCATTGGCCCACGTTCGGGACGGTTGCGAGTAGTAGCGATTTTCCCGGTAAACGCCCCGGTGGGTCCGGTTATTGATCGATGGGTCAACCATCCACGACCATGCGCCGATCCGCTCGATCCGGAACGAATCGCCGACCGTCGGATTGACACTGAACGAACTGGTAAATGTGATCGTGGTATCGGTGTTCGACAGCACCGTCATGGTTGTCGGGCTTGCGGTGGTGCCTGACAGGAAATAAACGGTAGCGCCGACGAGCGAATTGGTGCCCCATCCTGCTGTCGCCAGGTTGTCCGTGATGGTCGTTGCGCCCGTCGTGGTCACGCGCCCACCGTCAATCCGGATTCCGGACTTGAAGATCACATAGGTGGTGGTGGCGCTTGCCGCAGAGCTCAGGTTTCGATTGAAGACAATCTGGGTGCTGGTATTGCTGAGAATGCGCCCGCCCCGCTGATCGCCGCCTCCGCTGGTGATAAAGAACCAGCCGTTTTTCCATTCGTCGGTTTCCCACGACTTTCCGGAATCCGTGAAGCTGCCAACGGCGCCGGAGGTTGCGGTTCCGGAATCCCCCTCCAGATCGATGGCGCAATAGGTCTGTTCGGTTCCGGTTCGGGTACTGAGATCGACCGGCGTCCCAGCGTCTGGGTTGCCGTACCAGACAAAAACCTCAATCGATTCACCGGCCGCAAGGGTCAGGAGAAACCAGGCAAAACTGCGCTTTGTGTTGAAGCACACGAGCGAGCGCGGCTTGTCTTCACCTTCGACGATGATCCGGACATCGTTGCCGCTGCTGAGTGCCTTGGTCGCCGTGACCCACGCCGCGGTATCGCCAAGATCGACGATGATCGGTTCATCGTGCCAGTCCTGCGTTCCGTTGTTGGTGATGACTTCCGAACGCCAGTATTTCCACCCCTCGGTTGCGGAACTGGTGGCTCGCTGGGTCATCCATGAGAGCTTGTGTGTTGGCCGTGCCCGGACATCGCCACCGTTCCACGCGATGATCGCCCGATCGGCATTGACCCGGATATCCCCGGGTTGCGAATCGGAAAGCGTGGTGCCTGTGATCCGGACCCAGCCAGCGGTCGCCTTTGCAAAGGTGACAAGAATTTCGCCGGCATTTTGGGTGATGTCGGCAACCGACACCGCCGCCGCGCAGAGGGTTGGTGCGTCAGGGTCACCCATGTAAACCCGGATGATCTTTTCTGATTCGTTGTTGGGATAGTCCAGCATCCCCAGGATGGCCTTCTTGCCGCTGTATCCGGTGAACTTGAACGAGACGGCGATGCGGTGTTCTGGCGTGGTCGCCTGCGTGAATTCCGCCGTGCCGCCCGGTCGTTCCGCGTACTCAGGATCAGCCTTTGCGTTGTCCGTGCCATCGGCAATCAGGATGCCGGTGACGGTGGCAAGGATGCCTGAGCCGAGCGTCAGCCCGTCGAATGCCTGCACCTCTCCGGGGAAGCTCATACAGTGACCTCAGTCTTTGGTAGGATTCGCCGCTGATTGTTGGTGCTGATGAATGGGAGTGATCGATGCCATCCACCCAAACCGAAGTCCGTGTGTACAAGTCGAATGACGAGTTTCGGAAAGATGCGGAAAAAGCCGCAAAGAAGGGATGGACGGTGCAAACCGTCACCGAACGCAAGCCCCGTGCCGGGTGCGGCCGCATCGTGACACTCGGCCTGCTTACCCTGGTGCGACCGCCGAAACCGGAACTGGTTGTGACCTACGTTCATACTCATGCGTAACTCGATTCCAGACGGCCACGAGAGACGCCCTTCGTGACCCGTTTCGCACTTCCCTCGGCAACCATGCGCTCGATTTCAGATTGAGCCCCGCGTCCAACAAATGACCCTGACTCAAAAACGTAGTAGACGTTGCCGCCACCCGCGCCACCGGATGCACCAGCTGTCCGGACACCGCCGGCCGACACGCGAGGCAGCACCATTGCTCCCATGATTCCCGATGCTTCCGACGCGCCCCGCCGGAGATGACCCAGGAACGGACTAACGGTGTTCTTGCCGTGTTCATCCATCACCCGAGAAGGGGAAGAAATCAACAAACGCGCCCTCACCGCAATATCGACCGCGTTGGCAATCGCTGTCGCAGCTGCGGTGATGGCTGGGACACCGGCCCAAAGCGCTGCCGCGAACGAGTTGACTGCATTGAAAGCGAGCCCCGAAAGCTGCGCCGGTAACGACTGAAACGCGCCAACGATCTGCGATGCCACCGACCGCATCTGCGCTGCCACCTGCATGCCAATTGACGCCATCGTTCGGAGCGCGTTGCCCGTGGCATTCGAGGACGTTCCAGCGGCCTGACTGGTATCACCGAATGCGGCTCTCGCGATACCCGAAAACTGAGGAAGATCGGTTTTGACTTTGCCAAGGTCGGCAAGCGCACCAGATGAGAAGTCTGCAAGTTTTCGAGCTGCGTCCCCAGTGTCCGCTTTGACGTTGATCACGTAGGGATTGTCAGGGATCCGTCCATCATATCCCTGGGAACCTACTGCGCCTGTCTCGTCAGCTCCACTGAAAATGCCAGGCTGATCCCAGTTAGTAATCTGCGGCGCCGGTCCAGTCTTCGTTGAACTCCCCCCGCCTCCGATCATTCCAATGATGTCGCGCCAGCTCCAACCGCTGACAATAGCCTTGATCCCTTCCCAAATGGCACTCGTAACTGCACTACCAACGCTGAGAAAATTGTCCTTTGTTGCGACTGAGCCAATACCACCCGCGATCTTATTGATTACTCCCGTGAAGTCCGCATCCTCACCAAAGACGAGGCCCTTGAGTCCACCAGCAATAAACGATGCGATGGCCGTCGACACGGCCGCCAGCGCAACAGGCGCTGCTGCTGCAGCTGCAACAATCCCTTCACCAACTGCCGTCATAGCGTTCTTGAAGTCGTCCACACTGAAGTTCGCGCCGGAGATCTTGCTTATTCCTGCTTTCACCAGGTCCACCACGGCGTTATGAATCGTCGCGCCCAACCCCTCACCAACGTTGAAGGAATCCTTCGTGATGATGGTTCCCCACGAGATCGAGGTGAACTTATCAATGATGGCGCCGCCGATCTCCTTCCCAAATGAGGCGCTGGCAGTAATCGCGCTGATAACCGACTGACTGATCGATGAGGCGATCCCGGAGTCTTTTGCGTCGCCGGCTGCGCTGCCAAGGGCAAACGTTCCATCGATGATGACCTCACCAATGACTGCCTTGCGATCCCACCCCTTAGTCACCTGGTCGGCTAGCCATCCCCCAAAATCGCCAATGCGCCCGCTTCCACCTGCCCACAGCCCTGCAGCCAACACTGGGCTACCGATGATGGACATGATGCCAACGTCAGCCGGGTTGCCATTCCAGGCGCCCTTGACCGTCTTGACCAGCCATCCTCCGAAGTTCTGTGCACCTTCCCAGATCGATTCCGCAAGATGCAGCGATCCCCGAAGGACGATCTTTCCGAGATCGAGGCCAGCATCTGCGACCGTCCGCAGTTCCTTCCCCAGAACCGAAAAGAATTCCTTTGCTCCACCGTTTCGAAACGCCCGGTATAGATCACCCACAGAATCAGACACTCTCCCGATCGCATTCGCGGCCGGCTGCCACGATGCAGGAAGGCTCTCCATCAGCTCCTTGACGCCCTTGCCACTCCCGAACGCGTCGATGATTCCGCTGCTAATGTCGACGAGGTTCTTGAGGAATCCAGATACAGACGGTCCGAGAATCCCGTCGAAGGTGTCGAAGAACCCGTTGGTAAAGACGCTGTTCAGAATCCCGATGCCGCTCTTCGCGAATTCGAAGATGCCGCCGGTCATCTGCATCATGGTCATGTTGATGTTGTCTTTGAGGGTTGACCATTGGCCCGTGAAGGTCTTGCTCTGCTTGACCATGGCGCCTTCGTAGGAATCGTTCCAGATGCCTTTGATCGTGGAATCGATCATCGCAGCACTGTTCTTGTCAGCCTCGGCAACCATGTCCTGACCGTTTTTGGTGTAGAAGAACTTGACCTTGTCACCCTCAACCTGAGAGCGGATTCCCAGTTCGGTCAACCGTTCAAACTGGCCACCGTGTGCGTCCAGAACTGCCTGGGTGACTTGATCGACACTCTTCCCCATTGCGGCCGCGGTGTCGCCGATCGTCGCCATCCAGTCTTCGGATTTGATTCCAAAGGCCTCGAGGTTGATCGTCGATTGCACCAGCTCAGGAAATGAGAAGGGAGTCGAGGCCGCAAACTGCTGGATCTCTTTGAATTTGGCGTTCGCCGCGTCTGCCGAGCCCATGACGGTTTCGAGCGACATCTTCGCGGTTTCGGCACTCGCGTTTGCAAAGAGGATGCCCTTGCCGATTTCGAAGATGTTGCTTGCGACCGCATTGACCGCCCCGCCAATGACAAAGCCGCCAGCGGTCTGGAACATGCCACCGAGTCCGGTCTTTGCCGAGCGTGCGGAGTGATCGACTTCCGTGATGCCGCGATCAACCTGATTCAGAGCGCGAATCGCTTCGCCCTCCCCCTCTGTCTTGAACCGCATCATCAGATCCGCTACGTCGTTCATCGGTTATCCGTTCGCTGCTCGCTCGTTCGCCGTGTTCTGTGCTTCAATCTCTGCTGATTCCGCAATCAGCGCCCATTGCTCCACAAAGACCGTGTATCGAATCCCGTAGGCTTTGCAGAAGTCACCTCCCGCGTATCGACACGCCCGCATCGCCCGGTACCAATCCGGCTGATCTCCCCCCATGTCGCCTAGGAGGGAGCGCCGGATACGCCTTTTAGTTCCTTCAATCCCTCCGGTGACGCTGCAATGCCGAAGTCCTCATTGATCGCTTCACCAATTGCCTTGACGATGATCAGCCCGAGTTCGGTGATGTTTTCTGCCGTTGGCGGGTAATCGTTGCCGCCCTTTTTCATCGGATTCGACGCGCCCGCGCTTGTGAGTTCCCACCGTGCCGTCAGCGGAGCGATGAACAGGTTGGCAATCTGGAACGGGTCTTCCTGATTCTTCAGATCCTGCAATCCGGCATACACCGTTGGACTCATTGCGTCCGGTGACCAGTGAACGGTGATTCCGTAGTCACTCCCGAGCGGCACATAGACCGCCCGGGTGCGCTTCAGGATCAAGTCGTTCAGATCAACCAACTGCTCCAACGTTTCCGCCATTCCGTTGCTCTGCGGCATGAGTAACCCTTTGCGCTCTCAGGCGCGTTACGCGATCGATGCGAGATTGCATCGGTTATCGAAACTGATGAACTTCTTGGATGTCGGATCGTGTGCGATTTCGCCGGTATAGGTGACGGCCACAACGCCGCCCTCATCCTCATCGTCGGAGACGTTGGTCAACTCCACGCAGAAGTTCAGCGTCATCAGGTAGGTGGAACTGCCGAGCGTTGGCCCGGTCGCCTTGATCGTCGGGAAGATCAGGGTACCGGCGTTCAGCTGCGTTTCGAACCCGTCGCCCGTCGCATCCTGTTCAACCGTGAACTTGAATTCCGTCCCCGGCGCCAGATCGACCAATCCGTCATAGGAAGCGTTGGAGGTATTCGCCGTCCAGTCCGGTCCCCAGATGTCGCTGATCTTCCAGGATGCTTTGTACGCGCTGGTGAGCTTGGTTCCGCCCCACGATGCAGCGTCAGCATCGATGTAGAGGTCCCACATGTTCCCGGCGATCGGCATGTTGGTGAGCTGGGTCAGGGGAGCACCTGGAGTTGTCTCGGCAACCGCGTATGATCCGCCGCCCGTCAGGCTTGCACTGTTGGCGATTATGAGCGGAACGTTGCCGCTCGCATATCGACCGCCAAAAGTGAAGATGATGTCAGACGGCCCCGGCCCCCCGGTGACCACCACATCGCCGGAGTCGAGATTCGGCAACAGGAGCAATGCGGCCTGAACTGCCGCCGCGTTTGCGTTGTAGGCGATGGCGGCGGTCGTCTCGCCCATGAATGTCAGGGTGTAGGTTCCACCCGAGACGGTTGGGGTATCGGTCAGGGTTTGCACCTCTGCCGTTCCCGGCGTCATGGTGATACCGCCAGTTGTGACCCGTCCAAGGGCGTCCCCGGTGAGCTTCACGCCTTCGCGGGTGAACTCCATCCCGAGCGTTTTTGCCACCATGCCCGGTGTTTCTTTGGCGCGAACAAACCCGCCCGATTCCACCGTGAACGGTTTCGGCGTGAATCCAGTCCAGTTGAGCGGGTCCCACTCGTGGAGATAGACACCCGTATCGACCGTGGAGATCGACGGCGAACCGAACATCATCGCCATGACGTAAGAGAACTCGTTGAACTGCGCCGGGTCTTGCTCGATTGGCCCTTCTGACCATCGCTTGTTGACCACGCCACCGGAGATCATCCGCGATCCGCGTGTTCGCGATGTCTTGTGTTGGACCTTTTTCTTCGGGGAAATATTGGTGCCCGTCAAAAGACGGGTTGCCGGAACTGCGGTTCCTTCAGTGGTTTCGGGACCCATCGCGGTCCCCTCGAAAACAACTGCTCGTACCATTGCCTAGATCCTTTCATCAAGGGCTCTAGGCGACTCGCGCTCTTGGCCTCGTCTGACCGCTTCGGCTCTGTGGCCTAGGATGAAGCGGAGATCGTTGCTTCAGTTTTGTTACAGCGGTCGCAGGCGATTGTGATACTGCCCCGCCAATCTGCCGATGCCTCCGCGACTTTGTGAAGTCCGAAAGGCTGGCATCTCAAATCTGTAACGTTCTCCTTGCCTCTTGCCTGTCCGACGTGTGCGACTAGTCCGCACTTTCGGCACTTCCGTTCGATCCAACCTGTTTCCAGATTGACGCTCTTTGCCAGTACCGCGCCGTTGCACGATCCATTCGAGCATCGCCAGTCGATCACCTTGACCACCGGCTACTCCTGAATCCGACACGCCAGTTCGAAGACGCCTCCAAGATGGATGTAGACCTTGTTGGCGACCGATGTGTCCTTCATGTGAAACGGCCGTTTTCGTTTGCAATAGTCGATGTACAGCCCGGTTACCCCGCCCCGCGCCGATTCCAGTACCGCCTCAAATCGATCCGCGATGGTTTGAAGTGAAAGTGTTGATTTCGTCTCATCAATCACCTTGACCGTCACGTTGAACTTTGCCCATGTTCGAAACTGACCGGATTGACTGAATTGGTCATCGCTCGCCATTGCCAGCGAAAAGACCACAGCGGGCAACGATTCACCCTGCGGAACGTGGCCCTCGAAGATGCGACCACCGACCGCTGTATTCAGCGTTCCGTCCGCGCTCAGGACCGTGTAGAGCCACTTGTGAACGCGAGGAATCTCATTGATCGTCGTCATCAGAGTGCCCGCCACTTTCCGCCGTCTATGCGGTATTGGCCACCCGCGAGTCGGATAATCAACTCAGGGCAATCGGTAGCTCCGAAACTTGCCGCGATCTTGGCGTACGCTTTCGCAACCCAATACCGCTTGAACTGAATGGACACGTTCATCCTTGCAGCGGTCGTCATGGCAGCGCCGCCTCAAACTCTCTCCGAACAGTTCTCGGGAATTCTTCTTTCGCCTGCTCTACTTCTTCATCAAAGAACGGGCGAGGAGGGACGTGAACGGTACCCCCGTTGACTGCTGCGGGATATGGGAAGCCATCCCCTGATTCAGCGTTGACGCTCACGACTCCCTCATTGGCGCTTACCATTCGACCATTTACCGAACCGAGCATATTGCCGGTATCGATGGCGTCATAGCGGACAATGTTCTCTTTGACATTCCCTTCAGAGATAAGCACTTGCTTTCGGATGGCGCGAGTGATGATCGCGGGCAGCATGTCCGCCAGCGATCCGTACTCATTGCGCTTCACCTCGAACTCAAGTCGTGTCATCGAACTTGCCTCGCCATCACCCGGACGGCTGTCTGGTATGACTGCTCTGAGTTATCCCGGACGATCTCGTAGGTCTTGCTGGTGTCCGTTACCGAGATCGTTCCCCGCTCCGGTGCTGATGTGCCGTACGGCATCGTGATCATCGCGTCGATCACCAACCCCAGCCGGTCGGCAACCTTCTGATCGTTTCCACTCGGGACACCCACGCGACACGCGACGGTTGCAGTCGTGGTGCTGCCTGGAGTCGTTCCGCCAGCGCCGTCGTCAACCTCAGCGGCCGGAGTCGTCACAACGCAGCTGAACGGCATCGCCGTCTCCTGGGTTGCTCGCATCTCCGTCAGTTCCGCCGATGTGAACATTGCTAATCCAACTTGCTCGCCGCCGCGGCCTTCTCAGCTTTCGGCAATGCCGGTTCTGATTTCTCCGCTTTGGCCGGTTTCGCTTTCGGCAACTCCGGCACGCAGTAGCCGGTCGGCGGCGGGTTGACGATTTCGAACCCTTCGCCCTGATAGGTGTCGACAAAGAACTGGACATCGTTCAGCTCAAACGTCACCTTGGTTTCCGGGTTGCGAATCAGGAACGGACGTGTGGTCAAGCTAGACCTCCTCTGGTTCGATGTAATCAAGGGCAATGGTTCCGCTGTCCCAGTTGCCGGTACTGACGATGAACATGTCGGCGTCGGCTTTCGCCTTTTCGATGATGCCTGCAAGGCTCTTGACTGCCTGACTCCGGCTCTTGCTCATCTGCGGCCCGTCAAGCGTCAGGTCAACCCGCGCTCCAATGGCATCCTGGATTCGCAGCAAGCCCGTGTACTTCAGGACCTTCCGAAACCCCATGGCGTCGACGTCTGCAACAGTGGCAGTCGCCAGATCGGCGTAGGCTGTCCCGGTCATCAGGAGCGCATCGTCAATCGGCTCCTTGAGATTGCCGCTCGAGTCCGCCGCCGTCAGTCCGGCATCGCTGATCCATTGGGCCAGCGTGCCGGAGAGATACGTCAGGGCATCGGTGCGGCTCATGGTCATTTCGTTTTGCTCTTGCCCGCTGGCTTTGAATCCCCCTGGGGATCAGCGAACGATTCGGGCGAAAGCACCACAGGTTCCGGGGAAACAACCGTGTCGCCGGCTTCGATCACCATGTCGGGTTGAAACCGCAATTCGGGAACCGCATCCGCCGATGTCGGCAATGACTCGGCCGCCAATTTCGTCTCGGCTTCCTGCCACGCCGCCGTCAGGTTCTCAATCTCGGCACGAAGCAGCACAGCCTCCCCGGTCAGGTTCTCAATCTGCTTTTCGGCCTGCGCCAGCTTGACCTTCAGGGTCTTGGTCTTGTCCGATTCCGGCTCATTTGCCAACGCGTCCATGAAACCTGCGATGGACTCGAGCTCACGCGCCCGGAGGTAATCCAGGTCTCGGCCTTCGAATCCAACGGCGCCCGGAAACGCAATGCCGAATCGATCCGACAAGATTGCGGCGGATGCCTTGATCTTCTGTTGCGCCGCGTCCCGTATGTCGATTGTGACTGATCGTGGTGGCATTCCTGAATCCTCCAATGCGGCAGGGTTCCGTATCGCCCTGCCGCACGGTCAATCAAATCGTTACGGCATTGGAGAGGTGTAGTTGGTCGGAACCGCATAGGTTCCGTTGCCGACACGGGTGATGTGGGCGCCGACCCGGTTCCACCCACCAAATCCGCAATTGCGAATCCAGGTGCGGTGCATGAACGGGAACGGGGATCGATCCATGTCGGCGGGGATTTCTGAGAATCCACGCAGCGCAGCTGGTTCCGGCTCCCGCATGCCGAGCGGAGGTGATCCGCCGGCCGCGACAGAGACGATGTAGTTGGCCGGCAATCGGGGGTACTCGACGATCCAGACCTTCGAATCCTCATAGCCGAGAATCGCGGAATCGCCGCCCGGAACCGCAACCCCGAGGGTTCCGCTCAGGACATCGGAGCCACTGCCGGGCGTGAGATTCGGATCTCGCACGGCCGTGAATGTACCCAATGCAATCGTGGTCGCTTTCAGACCCGTGGGGATGAAGCTGATGATTGGACCAGAACCATTCTCAGAGTGCTCTGCGAGATCCGCGTAGATCGTCGGGTACGGATTGTCATTGCCGGACCCGATGGTGTTTGCCTGCGCGTACAGATGGTTGTCAGTTGCGCCAGCATCACCACCCGCGAATGTGTTGTAGATGTAGGCGTCGCCATTGGCGAGACCTTCAATCGTCAGGGTCCCGATGTCGTCATCATCGTCGTAGTAGGTCCAGCCATCGTCCTGGAAGAGCCCCGCAAGGATATGATCAAAGACCCACCGCATATCGCCCATCTGGATCGAAAAGACCTTGTTGTTCACCTCTTCGACCGTGACGTACTGGGCGGCATCGTAGGTCCAGCCAAGCCGGTTGCCGGACTTGTGGAGCGGGAACGCCACCTCATAGTTGGTCGCACCCTTGACCGGCAGCGGATACCCGTACTGGTCAAGCGGCTGATTGCGCGTGGTGAACGGATGATTGAACCGCTGTTTCGCCGCCGTGGTCTTGCGAACAAAGAGGTTCATCAGCGCATCCATCTGCTGGTTGTGATACTGGAACGCGGTCGTGATGGCGTCGTTGATGACATCAACCCCGACCGCATTGACCCGCTCGTCGAATCGATCGACGACTGTTTCAAACCCATAGACTACTTGGTTAGCCATTTCAAAGGCCCTCCTTCGGGCTGTTTACGAACGACCCGGTGGGCCTTAGAGCGGCAACAGGGTGGCGGTTGCGACCAGCCCAGCAAGGGTGGTGACCACGCCGGCGAAGTCTCCCGACAATCGATCACCGGTTGCCAGTTGCAGACTCGCGACGGTCCCGGTCAGGGTTCCAACCTGAACCGTGTTGGCGGTTCCCTTGAGATCGAAACCAGCATTCGTGTTGTTGGTCAGGAGATCGGTTCCGGCGCCTGGCGCGTTGGTCCCGGTGTCCTTGACGATCTGGAGATTCACCGCGCCCGCATCGTTTCCGGCTGTCGCGTGGACTTCCCGAACCGCAACCAGCTGGCACGGTCGATTCGCCACAAAGAACGCCCGGTCAACACAGTCGGCGTTCAGCCAGGCAAGCAACTCAACTTCGAAGAGCTGCGCCGCCATGGAAAAGTCGAGCTCGAGCAATCGGTCGTACGCCGTTCCAAGCGATACCGCGGGAGCGGGGACAACCCGTCCGATGGGTGTCACGATGGTGCCCTGAGCGTCTGCAACCCGGCCATCGGTGTCGGAGAGGTAGATCAGTTGACCGTAGTCGTAGGACGACACATCAAGCCCGTCGACAATGCCACGCCGGATCGCCGTGACGGACTCGCCGGCAACCACCGTGCGGGTCGCCATCCCCCACGCCTTGTTCTCGGTGGTGTCGGAGGCGTTGGCGTTGGTCCACTTGCCAGCGCCGGTCGACGACGGGACGATCCTGACCGGCGCCCCGGCCGTGATGGACTCAGCTGCCGGGAGGGTCTTTGTGTGCTTCCACATGTCGTCAACGATATCGATCTCCGGGCGGCTCTTCGCAGTCACCCGCGTTTGAAGCGATACATTTGCCATTTCGGTAGTTCCTTACCCGGTCTTAGCCGGTGTAGGCGCGTGCATGATTTCTCCGCACACGTTCCTGATGTTCGGTTGATGGTTCTTTGCCCGCGTTCGGTCGCGGCGTCACGCCGCCCGGTACCCGTTTCTTTTGCGCTTCCGCGTCGGCTTTCGCCGTGGCCGCAACCCGCATCGCCGCCTTGGTCCGGGGATCGTCCAGCCACTCAATCTGATCCAGTAGCGGTTTATCCTTCGGAAATCCGGCAATGAGGTCTTTGTCTTCGGTCGCTTCCAGTTCTTTGAACCGCGCATCGATCACGCTCTGCAGGTGCCTGGTTGCGCGTTCCAGTTCCTTGGCGGTCGTTTCCTTGTCAGCCATCGCGGCTTTCAACTCTTCGGCCCGCTTCTCGGCAAGTGTCTGGAATTCGCCCTTGCGCTTTGCATCCTCTTCGTCGGCGGCTGCCTTCGCAGCTGCGGCCTCAGCCTTTTCCTTGCGGAGCGTGTCGAGTTCGCTTGCCGCTTCTTTTGCTGCCTTTTCCGCAGCCGCTCGAGCTTCGCGCTCTTGCTTCAATGCGGCTTTTCCGGCATCGCCGAGTCCGAGTGCGGCATCGGGATCTGTGGGAGGTTTCCCGTCGTTTCCGTTGTCGCCATCGGTTCCGTCGCCGCCCATGATCGGAAACGGCATCCGTCCGTGAATGTCAAAGAATTCGATCATGTTCCGCAGCGTCGGCATCGCGCCGGAGAAAAGGGTTGCTGACATCGCGTCAACGGCTCCTTGGTGGTGGCAGCATCGCGCTGCGGATTCAGGGCAAACAAAAACGCCCGCTCCCTGCCGGGATGCGAGCGCTTGTCAGCGGCGGCTCCGGTCGAGAGCGGGCGGGTCCTTTTCAGGAGTGGCCCTGTATTCACTTACTGAAAACAGTTTACCCCATCGGTCAACTACGTCAATTGGCCGGATACTTCACTTCGATCCACCGGACGATAAGCAGCAATGCACGCCGGACTACCAGCATGAATTCTTTCAGTTCGGTTTGATCAATCTCGCTCTTTCGCTCCGGCGTCGTCACTGACAAGGTTGACCTCCTGTCATGCTGTATAGAATCTCGCACTTACCCACACATCGCCGGACTTCTTGCACTCCCATCTGGCGATGCGCCGCGCCTCACGTGCGCTGATGATGCCGTCGCGTTCCGCCTGACGACCTATGAACTGGCAGCGCCGATTGTCGTGGTTCATCCGCCGGGTGCCTTCGAGGTCGGCTGAGACGACGAGCAAGAGGATCAGTGCGGCGATGGTTCTGGTCGCTATCACGTTCGATCGTTCCTGTCTACAACCCCTGAAGGGGTGCGAGGGGTTGCAAACGTTGCATCGTCGTCAGCGGTTGTATCCACGTTCAATTGATCCCTTCGTTTGAGTTCAGCGCGATAGACGTGAATTGCATAAACGGTGCTGACTCCAAGCCTTTGCGCAATGCTGCCAAACAACTCCCCCGCGTCACGAGCTTCAACAATCTGCAGACGACGACGTTCTGCCGCAGACACTGACCCACACGCCATCACTTCGCCTCCGTGAACCCGCCAGCCTTCAGGCAGTTCACGACCTTGAGCGCAAACTGCTCCTCGGCCTCTTGTCTGGTGATTTCGTACGTCGTGTCCTGTACCACCGTCGATGATCCCCACGTGAGCGTCACCGATCCGTCAGGGTTGACCGTGCGGGTCGGCTCCCCCAGCGATGCCGAGAACAGGCACAGCACCTCGTCATACGTCGGTGTTGGCGTGATGACGATCGGCTCCCACGGCTTTGGATCGCTCATTCGCCATCCTTTGGCATCGCCGACAGCATCTCCAGTTCTATTCCGAGTGCCGCTCGCAGAATCTTTTTATCCTGGTCGCACTCACCCCACAGGGTGCATCCAAAGGACGAACTCGTTTCGGCCCCGGCGTCGCTCGTTCCCCACAGCGTGATTTCGTCGTTCGTTGAATCAGAAACGACCTGCTGACACCGGCCATGCGTGCGTCTTGTCAGCGGCTCCCAAAACCGACAGGTTAGACATCGCCCGTTCCAGGTGGTTTCGAGCGGGCGAACGCTGTTGACAACCCACTGCTCTTCAGGGGTCAAAACGATTGGTTCAGCGGGAGTTGTTTCGCTCATGATGGATTCCCCTTTGCCCACTTGGGTAACGGCAGATGCTTGGCAACCGCATCAGCCATCGCGTCGATACCGAATTCCATTTGATCGTTGATCCCATCCCATCCCATTCGGAAAGCCGATGGCGAGAGTTCCATTTGCAAGTTGTTGAACGCCCACTGGATCCCCTTGAAATGCGCGTGAATCAGTTCATGGCAGACCGTCGATCGAATCTGCTCAGGACGATGACTCGTCAGGAAGTTCTCGCAGAATCGGATGGTCAGGTACTTCCGACCGTACAGGCAATCAACAGTCGCCGCATAGTCCGAATCGACCGGCGAATCCCGCGCCACTGTGACCGTCCAGTCCCGCAACTCCAACTCGTTTGCCATCCACCGGACATACTCCCCGAGTTGCTTGCGCTGTTTCTTGGTGGCCTTCACGCTGTCTCCTCAAATGGTGACGACTCGCCGGGGAGCGGCTGGAACCGGATGCCGTTGTCGCCGTCGAATGGCTTTCGGTGATCGTGCTGGTTGGTCAAGATTGCATCGGGAATCCCATTCGGGAACGCCTTGCATATCGACCGCATCTCGGCTCGGTGAATGCAGAACACGCACTGAGAGATCACGACTGACTTATCTTCCCAGTCGTACCTATCCAACGATCTCAACCTCCACGACGTTTACGCTGTCTCGCTTTGAAACGGAGATGACCCGAAACTGAGACCCACGTGACAAAAGCATCTCCTCTTCCCAAGTTTCTTTGCGCCGCATTGCTCCATCAACGGGGATCGCATTGGTCCCTTTTGGCGCTCGAATCTTGACCATCGCCGCGCTTTTGTTCTCTTCCTCCCGATAGCTCACAAAACGATGTGCTACGTCCTCACGAAGCGATGTTGAGACGAACCCATCATCGCGAACGATCATGCCGATGATGTTCTGCGGATTGTCTGTAAACGCTTTCGAGCTTGAACCGCGCCAAAGAATTACATCTTCGGGGATTGATGACCGCGCAATTGCTGAATCCAATTTGGCAACGAGTGACGGAATCTCCTTTAGTCGACGATCCGCCGCACGCTCTGCCCACTTCTGCGAGTTCGGCCCCTGTGGCAGTTCATCCAGTTCACGCTCAATCAACCGCTGGCGGGCGTTTGCAGGGTCACGGAGTACCGTGTTGATTGACCGATACCCTGCGGCTTGGTAGTCGCCAATCGCGTCGAATTCCGATTTCGGGTACATCGTGGTCGCATCGGGGAATGATTCCTTGCGCCACTGTTCTGCATCCCCACCTGTCTCAAACGTGCGATAGGCAGGACTGGTAACTTTGCTCTTGCGAGTTGTCGGCGCAACGTCGCTGAAACCTTCGGTGCGGCGCTTTGCGTTTGCCTTTGCTTCTGAGATTGTGGCGGTTCTATAACTCGCCCCCCATCGATCATCCTCATGCAAGTGCCGGAAGTCGCTCAGGACTATCTTGCCGCTCTGGTAGTCATCCCACAGCCCTTTCGGGATCATCTCGCGTTTGACGGCCTCTGGTTGCGCGTCGAACCATTGGGCGCCGGTCTGACGGTTCGGTCGATTCACTCCCTCAATTTCCGGAATACTCGAGCAACGACACGAAACATGAGATGGCTGAAACTCTGTCGTCAGTGGGAAGACAGTGCCATCGAGGCTCAAACATGCCAGGCAGCTGCGCGTTTGATGCGCCGAAATCCACCGCCAACCAGTGACCCCGATGCCCGCATTGTCGCGATAGTTTTGCAGGGTGGCCGTGCGCTGCGCTCCGAGGATCTCGGTCCGGCTCATCGTGAGCAACCGCGCCGCGCTGATGTCGAGTTGCTTCGCCAGCTCCCGCGCAACTGCTCGCGGATTCGTTCCGAGCGCAGCCGCTGACTGCAACGATTCGGACAGAAGCGAGCTGGCCTTCGCGCCGAACTGATCCAACCACCCGGAGAGCGGCGATCCGTCCGACATTCTCCCGACAATCGCCTCAGCCGCCCCGGTGTTGAGCCGGTTCCAGGTGGTGGCGATGGTCGCCGCAATCGCATCCGCCCCGGCCGATTGCGCCGTGGCCAGCGCCAACCCCTTGGATTGTTCCGATGCCAGATCGACCGCCGTCGCCTGTGCATCGGTGATCGGTTGCGCCGATGCCGTGGCGAGCGAACCCATCTCGGCTTCCACTTGTCGCAGCAAGGTTTTTGCCCGTTGCCACTTCAGAACTTGCGACGCCGTGAATTCCGCTCCATCCTCGGCGATCGATTCCGCAAGGGCTTCGATCCGCTTGACCATCCGTTCACGTGAGACCTTGTACGCGTTCGCAATCGCCATCGTGGCCTGTGACTCGTTGGCCAACAGGTCCGCGCGGTAGCGTTCAATTGCCTTTTCCAGTTCGGACTTCGGCACCGTTAGACCTCTGTCCACCATGCGATATTCTGCGTGGTTCCAGCGGTGTTGTCGTGCTTCTTGATCGCCAGCGTGATCGTGGTCGATCCTGCCGCCGTCACACTGGCAAACTCTCCCGAGGTGGTTGCGGTCACGCCATACCGGGTCGGAGTTGCGGCTAGCCCGTGGGTAATGGTCCCTCCGTCCGCAACCGAAACAACGCCAGCCGCGCGAGTCGGATAGCCTGGGTTATCTCTCAGGACGTGTGTCGTCGGGAACGACCCTGCCAGAACGATCCGACTCGCCTGCGCAGAGATTGCAGTCATGTCGTTGTCACGAATCGTGCATGTGGTGCAGGTGTCGGCGATATCGATGCCGTTGCCGGTCGGAGCCCCTGATGGCGTCCGGCGGATCGTGTTCCCGGCAATCAGCGCCCGGACAACCTGACCGCGCAACCGAATCGGCGTGCTGACGGTATCGAAGAGGTTCTCTGTGATGATCCAGCCGAAACAATCGGTTGATGCCGGAGGATCGGCCTGGAATCCGCGCGATCCGTTCTTGATCGTGTTTCGCGACAGGACAAGCCCGTGGGTAGCTGCGGATGATTCCGTCGAAACGACAACCACCAATCCCTGAACCGGCGACAGCCCGTTCCCCTGAATGGTGTTATCCACGATTCGCGGTCGGTTCGCGCCGTCGATGGTGACGATGCTGATCGTCCGGCTCAGGGTTTCGAATGAGCATCCCGACACAACTGAGTCGTTCGATGTGATGTCGTGGAACTGCGCTTCGATGAACCCGCATCCGATGGCCTGGCATGAGTCGGCGTCGTGGAAGATCAGCCCGTCGCCAGAGCTCGCAACAGGCATGATGAACGTGCAGCCGATGAATGAGATGTTTCGCGGTCGCATCGCCGCTGTGATGGTTCCAGTGGCCGGAGTTGTCGGAGACCCTGAGACCGTGTAGGTGAAACTGTTCGCATCGACGACCGTGATCGCCGCCCGGATGTTGTATTCCGCCTGATTGGATCCGGAAAACGAAACGATATCGCCGGTTGCAAACCCGTGACCGGAAAGCGTCACTGTCGCGGTTTGACTTGACCTCGTGATCGTAACGGTTCTGCCGGAAGAGGTTGCCTGCGCAGCATGGATAACGCCGTCGTCACAGATGGCACCGATGATCTTGATATCACGACAAGCGTCCCGGACACCAACGCACTCATACCCGCAATGGCTGAACGATCCTCCGATGATTCTGCTGTTGACGGACTTCGAGAAGAGCACTCCCCATTGCCGGGTTGTATTGTCTGCGGTGTATCCGCCGTACATGATGTCATCAACGATGCAGTTTTCAATCGTGATGTCGTCGGCATCGTGAACCAGAATGCCAGCGAATTTGACGATATTGGCGCCGGTCTGGTTGTCACCACTGCCGTCGATCGTGACGCCCGAGATGGTGACCCCGTCCACCCCGACAATCGCGATAACGGCCCGGACATCGTTGAGCGATCCGCTCCCCTGAACGTAGGTATCGTTGGCGGTGAATGATCCGGTTGACTGGTTCGGGATTGTCAGGGTGGCCCCGTTCATCTCCCAACGCTGCCCTGCCAATGGCACCAGTTGATTACTGACGAGGTAGGTTTTTGGTCCTGGGAATACCACCCGGCCATTCACACCAGCGGCGGTGATTTTGGCTCGGATGACTGACGTATCGTCGGTCACGCCATCTCCGGCCGCATTGTCAATGACAACCCCGCCGATCATGGCCTGAACCCGCTCTGGGCTTGCACCCTTTTTGGGAACGAACTCCAACCCGCCCGCCATCAGATACCCCCCGAGTTGAATACCCTGCCGAGTGCATCCTGCGACTGTTGTGCCGATTCCCGCTGTTCGGCAATCAGAGCCGTGATCGTGTCCTCGTCGAGTCCCGCCATCCGCATCGCGGTCGGAGTCTTGAGCGACTCAAAGCCCGCCGCGGTTTGAACCCGTTCCATCGGGGTATCTGGGAAGAGCGGCCTCGGCAGGAACGTTACGGCCAATTCTCCACGGTCATAGCTCGCCAGATCGAACGGCAGGAACAACCGCTGCGCGTCCGTGAGCGTTGGTCCCCATTGGCGGGTATTCGCAAGATGACCGCCAATCGACACGCACATCTGGCCGAGTTTGATAATCGGTGCATCGGCGTTCCCTTGCGCCTCCTGAATCTTTCGCTCAAGGCCGGGGAACATCATGCGAAGCGCCACGCCGGACACCTGCGGGTGTTGACTGATCTTCTCTTCCATCGTCGATTCGGGAAGATCCGATTCGATCTCGTGAATCAACGATTCAACGAACGGCATCGACTCAGCCAATCCAAGGTTCTGAATCAGTCGATCAATCGTCAGGTCTGCCGGACCCTTGAGATACCGAATCTCCTGACGACCGCCCTGCGGGTTGCTCCGGTCATCAGTCGCACCACCGGGAGCGAATGCCGTGATGTCCTTCATGGACTTGTCGGTTTTGAAGACGGCCCCCTGGTTGGCGAACTTCCCGATGTAGTCGTGGGCAGAGCTGAGGATATGGTTCAGTTCATCGATCTTTGGCCGGACCCCATCAAGCAGACTCGCGCCGTGCTGACCGCCGACATTGCGGAACTGACCCCACACGGCAAAGCAGAACCCGAACTGATTCTCCGATTCGGCGTCTTGCCCGTCGTACCCGTGGGGCTGATCGTCGAAGTAGGTGGTTATTGTCTCTTTGGTGACACGTTTTCCCCATCGATACGGCTTATTGGTTCGATCGTCGAACATCGGGATTTCGAGCCGGTACATCGTGATGTCACCCGACCCGTTGTACTCAATGTCCCGAACGAAACTCGGGTGGTGGAATCGCGGATAAACCTTGCCGCGTTCGTAGTCGACCTGCACCTCGCCGAAGAGATCGCCGAGGAGCGCAAACTGGCGGCAGACCGCGTATCGCTCCGATCCCCAATTGCCCCACAGGAGCGCCGTTGAGATCGCCAGCCGGAGTGCTTCATCGGTATCGGGCGCGAACGGTACACACGAGGGCGTTCCGTCAGGAAGCGCCAACCCATCCGGCGTGAACGCGCCGGGGTAAATGTGGCCGGGGTAGGCGTCGACGGCCCTGCGCATCGGGTTGCGGATCGGCCGGATGTTCCGGTAGAGACCGTTCCGGGCCCTTGCGGCCGAAACGACTGAGTTGAGCGTCTGGTACATCTCGTTGTCGTAATAGGACTCAAGCACCTTGTAGCGTCCGGCAATGTCGGTAAACCGCTGCCCTTGCTGGTCGGCGTTGATTGACCGGATGGACCCGGTGAGATTCGACCCAAGTTCCGCCATGCGGTTATAGAGTGTCACGACCATTAGAGATCACCTGCCATATGTACGATGTCGGCGAAGCCCATCACGAGCGCAACAATCAAAAGAATTCCGAGCGCGATCCCCGCGCCCATCACGGCCGCGCCAACCAATGCGTCACGATGCCGCAACCAGTCCATTACAGCCCCAGCCCTGCGAGCATCGGTTCGTACGAATCGGGCACGTGCTCGAAGCCGACAGCCTGGGCATTCAGCGCCACGTCAGTAAGTCCCCAAACGAGGGCATCCATTCGGTCTGGTGACCTCATTCCGGGGACCCATGTCGTCATCTGATCTTCGAGCGCCGGGAATGTGCCGACGTGATGAATCCTGCCCTGTTCATAAAGGGCACTGATCGGCTCGGCTCGCGTCGCCTTACCACGGCTGGCATGGACCGGACGGATCGGCAACGTCGGGCGAATTGTTTGCAGGGTACTGGTCACCATCTCGCCGCCATTGTTGGTTTCCGGTGTCACGTGATCGGCCATCCAATCGTCGAAGGCCTGGACTGCCGCGCCTCCCCAGACCAGCGGCGTTCCCCGGATCGAATAGTCGGCAAGGACGTATCCATCCCCATCGCTCCCAAGACCCGCGACAACGATGCCGGTCTCTGCACTGGTCTCTCCGGACGATGCGGATGGGTCAACTCCAACGGCAACGCGTACCAGCGACACGCCTTCGGGAATGGCTTTTACCCGCGTGGCATCGATTTGATCGAGCTTCCAGAGTGCGCCTTCGACATCCTCGAGGAGCTCGCCATCAAGCTCCTGGCGCCCGAGTCGAGTGCCTTCGTATTTGCGAATGATCTGGTTGAAAAACGCCGGGGCGAGATTATCCCGGTTGGCATAGGACGATCCACGCGTCACGATTGCTTCACCGGAAGTCGTGAGTTTGAGAATTTCCCGGATGATCGATACAGGCTTCGGCGTGGTTGTCGCCACACACCGTGGATCTTTGCCGAGCCGCAGACCGAACATTGCCTGGTCCCATGCCTCGACACCGTATCGCCACGATCCGAGCTCGTCACACCACAGTCGATCGTGCTGTTTGCCGCGGAGTCGTTCCGGTTCATCGGCGGTGAAGATCAGGGAGCGAGCTCCGTTCGGCCATTCGAGTCGGCGCTTCGACGGCAAGTAGGTCGGTCGCTCGTGGTCCGGGCAGATGGCCAGGATGCCGGATTCGCCTTCGATCATGATGTCTCGTGCATCATCGGCCGTCGCCCCTACAATGTTCACGCGTTCGAACTCACGGGCGCTGTCGCGGATCCACTCGGCACCGGTTCTTGTCTTTCCAAACCCTCTCCCTGCCATGACGAGCCAGATCCGCCAGTCTCCCGTGGGAGGCATCTGGTTTGGTCGAGCCCAAAAACTCCAGTCATAGAGAAGATCACTCGCTTCCTGCTCGCTCAGATTCTCCAGAAGTTCCGCGCGCTCTTCGTCGTTCAGCCAGCTCATCAATTCGGCGAGCGATTGATTCTCTGGCCTGATTGCTATTGCGGTGCTCATGGCGTTCTGTCGCCTCGCCTGTTAGCAGTTGGTGTTTGTCGGTGACGACGCCGAACGCGATCGACTTTTCGCTGAGCGATGCCTTAGCCAGAGCGGTCGGTTCGACCATCGCGTTGAGAAGGGTGATTCGAGCGTCGGCCAGAGCCTCAATGATGTCGACCCTTTTTACTGTTCGAATATGTTCGAATGCGTCGCGCGAGCCTGCATATTTCTTTGCGGTAGAGACGGAGACTTTTGCGGCACGAGCGGACGCGCGAAGATTCCCGGTTTCGGCAAACGTCGCCTTGATTAGTTCGATCTGCTCATCAGTGATCGATTGCATATCGCCCCAAACAGAAAGTCGATGAACGCGGATCAACCAGCCATCGATGTGAGTCTATCATGTTGAGACAATGTATCAACATCGTCGGCACTCAGGTCAATGAGGCGGAACCTATAACGGCTATGGCTTCCCTGAAAACGACCAGTCAGCCAATGCAGGATTGAGCGTATCTGCATTTGTCGCTGATCCGGGCAACGGCTCCAGGTCGCCGGGTTCCAACTTCCACGAGTCAGACATACCGGCGTATTCAGTGGCAACCTCCAACAACCGTTCGAACCGCGCGCGGTCCACCGCCACGCGCCCGCTGTCGCCGATGGCCGGTTGCTGGTCCACGGCCTTAAGCAATGCGCTCACAACCGTCTCTAGTTGATCCCGGTAAACCGGTACCGGCATATCATCAAAACGTCCCGAGAACAGTGTAGACATTGCGACGATATCGATGAATTGTTTTCGCAGCTCGCTCACGCGGTCCCCTCCAGCATCGCCCGGATGGCGGCAAGGTGTTGCAGTCCCTGTTTGCCGTATTCATCCATTCTTCGTTCTGCTGAACTTCCGCCAGCCTCACCGACAGCCCCGATATGCTCGCGAGTGTACCCATACCGAAGGACCAAATCCATCACATCGCCCACGTCCCCCCGTGGCGCGGGCGGCAGCACGGCCAGCACCGCGTCGGCCTCACCGAGGCACTCGTCAGGGGTGTACTGGAACACTGAGTCTTCTGTGTCAATTTTCTTGTTCCAGTAACTCGCAATCGCCTCCGCAATCCGGTCCCGCAACCCCTCGGGCGCGGACGGCGACACCGCGCGCCGGATGATGTCGAATGCCTTGATCGCCACATCGTCCATGCCCTCACCGCAAAACGCGACGTGGCAACCGTATTGATCGGGATTACCGCGAACGGTGAAACCAGAAGGAATGACCGCGATGAATCCGCCATCCTGTTCTTTCCTTCGATCCTCGTAAATCCCGAGGCCGTATGTTTCGTGCTGAACCGAAAATCCCGCCGCGCGTAACGCCGTCGCGAGCGCATCCAGGTCAACCGTTGCCATCCGTCGCCTCCTTCGCGGTCCACATCGTGCAACCGTGCGTCGCTGCGGTCATCAGAGCGCACTGTCCGTCAAGCGACTCGCCCCACACAAAAGCGAGTGAGTCAGATTCCAATGGCCTGTGCGTCTCACTATCGACTTCGGTGCGCAGACAAACGCCCCAGCCATCTTCAAGATGCTGCCACCACCGGCACCCGGCGCAGGTGACCGGCGTGCGGGTGACGCCCATGCCGTTGCAGGTAGAACACTTCTGTAATGCGACTCCCATGATGACCGCACCTGTTGCCGGATCGCGGAGAATCTCCTGAACCTGAACTGTTTTCGTCCCGCCGCACGTGGAGCACGGTTGCTCGTCATACAGTCGATTGGTCACCGCGCACCTGCTTTCTTCTGTCGTGATTCGCAGATCGGACACAATGACGGAAATCCCCACATCATCACTCTTCGGTATCCGCATTTTCGGCAGCAGACGATTTCGCCGGTGCGAATCCAGTCAGCCCAACTCACCGCGCACCGTCCTTCACCGTGAATTGCATGAACGGCAACAGGTCAACCGTGGTGATTGATCGGTATCGGCGCATCCTCCTCAGTGCCGCGTAAACGTCGTCAGTGAACACCAGTTCGTAGCTCACCGCTCACCTGCTTTCGCATCGTCTACCGGGAACAATTCGTCAATCGATTTTCCGTAAAACTTGCAGAGTGACCGTGCGTGGATCAATGAGATATTTTTTGCTGCGCCGTTTTCAAGTTGGTTCAAGTATCCCTGTGATAGTCCTGTCTCTTCGCATACCGACCGAAGTGATATTTGTCGGCGAATGCGCTCATTACCTAAAGCTGTTGGAGAAACCTCTCTCATTGGCCTACCCATGCGCACCGTCCCGCCCGTAGGCCCGGATAGCGGCCTCGATCTTCACTTCAAGTTCACGCGCAGCAATTCGATTCTCCTCCGCGTTCTCCATATCGCCGTGCTCCAGAGACATGCCGAATTGGAACCTGAGTTCTCCGAATCGATTGATGTCTCTGATTAGCAAGTTGACCGCATCAATAGATTCCGCCTGCGGAACAAATTCACGGCAACGGCAACCGGATGGCATCCACTCATGGTTGCCATGACAGTACGGATGGTGGTGTCCCTTTGAATGCCCGCATTGGCACACCAGAACCTCATCCGGCGGCTCCTGGTGCGCCGTCGCCGGGGCCGACTGCGATGTAACGCGACCGGTCCCTTGGCACTCGTGACAACCGATCACTTCAACCGCATCGCCCCACCGACTACCGCTTTCCTCGATGCCGCAACCTTTGCAGTTCTGGCACAGCGGGTCCGGCTCCGGCGCGGATGCCGGTGATTCGAGCGCCCGATACTTCTGAATCCGTTTATTGCAACTGTCTATTCGGCCATTCAGCACTTCAACCGTTGCCTCTGTCCATCCGCGTACGCCACGAATGTCCTGCTGTAGCGCGGCCACGGTATCCCGCAGCTCCGCGATCTGCGCCCCGAGGTCCGTCGCCACATCTTCGATAACCGGCTTGTACTCGACAAAACCGTTATAGCAGTCAGGATTGTCACACTCCATATTCTGCATCCCATATACACCGTTTACGCGACGAACGTATGTTTTGCCGTCGCATGTCGGGCACGATTGGTACAAATGCGCCGCCGTGTGCGGCTGCTGCTGATCGGTCACTTCGCACCTCCGGCCGCGATGGCGCGAAGTGTTGTTTCCGCTTTGTGTGCAGCAATCCCAATTTCAGCCAAACAACTGCCGGATGCAACCAGGCAGTAAATGTCAGTGATATCCTTGCGCATTTCGCTGGTGAGCACGTCCGCCGCCGGGGCGATGACCATGCCAACTGGACACGCAACTGAAATGATGTCCTCAACCCAATCCCGGACCGCTGCCTTTTCGTTTCTGCCGATCTCGTCCCAATCGTGATAGTCGTACGGGTCGGTCTGTCCGAGATTGTGAAACCGTTTCGCCATCAGTTCGATTTGCGCATCCGTCGCGCCGGTGGTCCGCTCTTTTGGTTCATTCGGTGAAACTGGTAACATGTCAGAAGCCTCCGTTGTTTTCTTCCATCGCAATTTCCCGCGCGTCCCGTGATGCCTGGGACGCCTGTGCCGATTCGACGGCAATCTGCTCTTCGAGGCTCTTCATCGACTGAATCCACATCCAGTCCTGTTCGCGGTAGATCCGTTTCATCGTGGAGAGCTGGCTAGAAAGGCTCTGGCGAGTGGAGATGTGCTTCATGGCCTCACGCCGAATCGCTTCGACGGCAGGGCTGGTCACGCCGCGCCCCGCAGTTCCGCCGGCGGATCCCAGTCCCACAGTCCGAGTTGTCCCTTCGCGGGGATTGGTCTTGGCAGCATGGCCACATCGGTAATCAAAAAGCCAAATCGACCTTCGGTAAAATCTCCGAAAGCAAGCTCTTTCGCGCCGTGTCGATTGACGATTCGCCAAATCTCATCCTGATCGAATTGACCACAGTGAGCTAGCGTTCCCGTTGCGATCACACATCCCCTGGTCGATTGCATGAGACGATGAATGGGGCACTTCGCGACAAACTTACGGTCGTAGGCGTTGTTCAAAAATCCAGACTCGACTAACCCAGAGTGAGGATTGACACCAGCATCGTGAAACGCGTCAAGAAATCGCGGCATTGCCAATATCACCTGATCGTCTGCGCTCATGCCTTTTGCCGCGTGAATCGCAATTGGCCCCCGGTAGCTCGTCGGCCAGCTGCGTGTCTCGATCTGCTTTGCTCCGATGGCCACGAGGGTTGCCCACGGCTCACGAATCGTGATTGCCTTCACGCCAATACCTCCATCAGTTGATCGAATGAGATCTCGCCTTCGTGTGGTTTCGGCCTCACCAGATACGACCGGACCTCGCTGCATTCGCCGATCGCCGCCATCACGGCCTGCTGTTCGTCGGTGACCCGCCGCTTTTGGCTCTTGAGCTCCACGAACATCACCATGTTCTTTTCCGGCAAGATGAGCACCAGGTCCGGGAATCCCTGCATTTCCGGAGTCGAGCGGCTGTCCCGAATGTGGAAAACAAGACCGCGCTCTCCGACGATGCCGCGAATACTGGATTCCATCTGCGACTCACTCATGCGCTGCTGGTAGGTGGATGCGTCGATGGTGGTCACGATTCCACCTCATCCGGCACATGCGCCCACGAATGACCGCGAATCACGTTGTAGACCGTTGAATAACTGACGCTGTGACCCTCAGCGATCTTCGAGACAGGAACCCCCTGTCGGTGCATCTTCCGAATCCACCGAACATCGTCCTCGGTCAACAATTCCGACCTGTCAGTTGGCGGCTTCGCCTTCAGGTATGCGCCCGGGTTCCAGTTCTTGCCGTTGATCGCCGCGCCGACACGATCAATGGCGGCGATTGCTTCCGGGGAACCTGGTGGCAACGAACCGCCGATGCTGTACTCATCCATGTGGAGTCCGGACTTCATGCTGCCCGTCCCACCTTCCGCAGGTCCGGCCCGTCGACACTCATGACCGCGCAGGATTCGGGACGCCAGCCAAAGAGGCGATCTGCTTCCCTCACCGCTTCGTCATACCGTTCCCAATCAATCGGCGCATTTGTCCGCTGCGCTTCGACAAGTAGTCCGTCCATCTTCCTGATGTGCGCTGTCTCTGCTTCGTGGCTCACGCTGCCACCTCCCGAAAATCCATAACGTCCGGCTTCCACCCGACGCGCGCCGTTCCAGTTGTTCCGTTTCTGTTTTTGGCGACGATCACATCCACCGCGTGCAAACTCGGATCACCCTTCGACGGATGGATGTAGTCCTCTTCCTCTGCCGGACACATCGCCCGCTCTGAGTAATAGCGCCGGCGCCGAAGCAAGATCGCAATGTCCGCGTCCTGTTCGATTGCTCCCGAATTCCGAAAGTCGGAGAGGTACGGGACAAACCCAGGGCGGCTTTCGACGTTGCGGTTCAGCTGCGCCAACACCACCCACGGGATGCCAGTCGCCTTCGCTCCGGACTTGCACCGATGCACCAGTTCCGCGGTTCGCTGCTCAGCCCCGGCGCCGTCCTTGAATCGATCGGCTAACCAGTCAAGGTGATCAATCACCACAATCTCAGTACCGCGTTCGGCAATCAGGCGAGATACCTCCCCCTCGATTTGCGCGGTCGTCTGCCGAAGATCGTTGATCGTGACCGGCAGCTTCGACGCCTTGACCGCGCCATCGGTCCACCGTTGCCGCAAGTGCATCGGCGCCACCAGATCATGAGCAATCGCGTACGGAACATCTCCGCAGACCGAAGTCAGGCGGTTCGTGATCTCGCCCTTCGACATCTCGAGTGAGACGAGGTGAGCGCGGGAGTGTTGCGCCAACTTGATCATCAGCGCCGTCTTCCCCATGCCCGGGCGGGCACCGATCATCACCAGTTGCCCCGGTCGGAATCCGCCGTTGAGCATCCGGTCTAATTGCACGATGCCGGAGCGAATCACCGGATCTGGCAATCCCTCCCAGACACTCACCACATGGTCAGCGTTTTCAATCGCAAAGTCGGCCATATCGACGGTTCCGCGAATCGTCTCGCCCTCGTACGGCTCGACCGCTGTCCGGAGATTCGCCACCAGTTCGCCCGTGTCCGGTTCGCCACCGTAAGCGGCCTGGACGATCTTCGTCCCCTGGTCGATCAACGCCCGCCGCTTCGCGAAACTGAGCACGGCTTTCGCGTAGAACACGACGTGCGCAGCGGTCGGCGTCGCGGTGATCAGACTGGCGATGTACGAGAGCGGGAATCGATCCTCACCGAATCCCATCAGCCGAATCTCCGAGATCAGCGTCGACGGATCGGCCGGCGTCCGCTTGTCCCAAAGTGCCTGCATCGCCTGGAATAAAACCTTGTGAGCATCCCACCGAAATGCATCCGCGCCGAGCATCCCGGCAATCTCCGGCATTGCATCCCGGTCGATGATGAGCGAACCCAAAAGCGACTGTTCCGCCGCTTTCGTCGCGTCCTGTAACTCTTCGTCAGTCATTGCCAACAACCCTCAAAAGCGGATTCGCGGCAATCGCCGCCAGCTCTTCCTCTCGGGTGAATGGGTACGGTGATCGTGGAGGGTGTTTCGGTATCGGCTTGTCGGGCTTCCCGGCGAGAACCCACTTCGACCACTGACCGGCAAGCAATTGCATATCGACCCCGGCAGTCAGCCAGGATTGCCCAGAAAGCCACCGAATCTGTCGCCTGATGTCATCGACCGTTGCACTTGAACTGACCAGCGTTTTCGCCGCGTGGAGTTGACGGTCTCGAACCTTCCCGGTGATCTGGGAAACATCAACCCCGGACTCGTCACACATCGCCTCGAAGAGGTCCCACGGTGTTGCCGGTTTTTCGTCGCCCGACGTGTCACCCGTAGGGTGTACTTCTGCTCCTGATATATCTTCTGCTTCTGCTTCTGATCCGGTATCGCTCGCGTGTGACCCCACGGGGGTGGGAGTGGGGGTGGGTATCGGGTGGGTATATCCCGGTGGTGCCAAATGTGGATAGACACCGTATACCCAATGTTTCGCAAAATCTGGCAGAACTTCGGCACTTTTCGTTGCTGCGATGTCGAACTTGTCGCCAGTGTTAGCCCGCTGATGGCGGTAGAAGTTACGGACAATTAGTATCTGTTCGCCCGGCCACCACTGAACTCGATCACCAAACGACTCAATCAGATTCGGAATCTCAGCAATCGTTAGCCCGGTCTCAAATGCGATTTGACGAGTGGTAATCTCCATCGCTCCGCATTGCGTGACCCTTCGATTGGTGATCAGAAACAGAAACAGGAGCTTCGCTTTCGGCTGCAATTCAGCAAACCAAGGGTCGTCCCATGTGCTGCAATCGATTGATCGATGCACCATCAGCACACCGCCGTTTCAGCGATGGGGAAAGTTCCTAGAGACACGATGGGTAGGGGGATGCGATAATCCATAAAAGCCGCGCTCCTACTGATACTAGGACGGGTCAGGGATCGGTTTGGCGATGTCAGAGTTGCCACTCCGGTCCCGTTTTCAATTATGCGCAGTATAACCCGTCCTAACATTTTCAGCACACCTGTTCCACCTACGTCCCGACTGCCAACTGCCCGCCGACTTCATGCCATGCCTTGTGCACGTCATTGATGAATCCAACCAAGTCGCAATCGTTCACTGGAAAGTCCTCAGCACCGATATAGATTGATCCATCGGGATAGACCGACCAGTCACCCCATGCAATCCAATAGGACTCCCCGAGTTCATCCTCCTCGGTTGACAACTTCGAGAGATACCCGGACTCATTCAGGCGAGATGTGATTCTCGCCATCTTGGCTTTTGTCAACTTTTGCAACCCGTTTGTCATAACCTTCATCCCCTACGCGCTGACGCGCTCCGCCCATCGCTGCAACTCGAAGATCAAAGCGCCATCAACCACCATGTCGACACCACCCTCGACGAACACGGCATTCGCAGCGATCTTTGCCGCAATGGCCTTCCCGGCAAGAACCGTCTTCGGGCTTAGTCCGGTCAGTTGAATTTGCCGTTGTGCCCTGTCCTTGCGCCTGGTGATCTTCCCGTCCAACTCAAGCGCCTTCAGGTGGTAATCAACGACGCTGGAAGAGCTCGCGCCAATTGCTCCCTGAATTTCCCGGATCGTCGGCGCGATGCCGTGCTGGTCGATGTGGTCGACGATAGCCTGATACACCCGCTCTCGCGTTTTCATGCTGCCACCTCCATCGCTGCCATCAGCGTGTACGCCACCTGCGGAACGATGGCATTCCCCAAGGCTTTCAGTTTGTTCACGCGGTCGGTGCATCCGCTGGTGACGCGGGGCACGCCGTATTCCCAATCACCGTCCCACGCTCGGGCAAGTCGTCCATCCAGCCATCGGGGAAACCCATCATCCGGCTCACCCAATCGGGATTCAACTTGCCTGGAACGTCTGAGTGATTCGGTGCCCATCTTCCGAGCAACCCGTTCTCGGGAACGCACGAGACGTTCGCTCCGTCCTTGTGGTCGCGTGCCGTTGGCGTGGGGATCATTGATACGACTGTCCGAAGATTCATTCCGCCTTGCGCTGCGTGGCCCGGTCCCGTCCCTTCGCTGCTCGTTGGCGTGGGCCATAATCCAAACCCGGTCTCGCCGGTGCGGGGCGTTGATGGCACAAGCCGGTACAACAACCGGCCGGCAGGTGTAGCCGAGCGTTTCCAGGTCAGCCAACACACGGTCGAGGCCCAGAGTGATGTGTCCAGCAACGTTCTCAAAGAGGCAGTGCCGGGGCCGTAACTCGGCAACGAGCGCAGCAATGTACGGCCAGAGATGGCGGTCATCTTCCGCGCCCAATCGCTTCCCGGCGAGACTGAACGGCTGACAGGGGTAGCCCCCGGTGATGATGTCAAGAACGCAGGATCGTGCGCTATCAGATGGTGCAAGCTGACTCCATGACGCCCGCCGTTCGCTATGTTGTTGTCCGTTCTCAGCGCCGCACCCGATCGGTTGCTGTCTGCCACCGTTGGCGTCGGAATCAGCACCGCTCGTTGTGATCCACTGTCGGACGGTTCCAGCATCGAGAGTTGTGAGATCGTCATGAATCGGTACTCCGGGGAAGTTCTTCGCCAATACCCGCTGACAGAACGGATCGATCTCGCAGAACCCGATGGTCTGTATTCCGAGCCACCGTGCGGCCAGCGCGAACCCGCCGATGCCGCTGCACAAGTCAAGGTGTGTCGCGCTCATGCCAGATTCAATCTCCGAGCCAAAGCCGGTTGCAGCTGTTTAGTCTTGGAATCCCAATAGACCCGCTTGCGACGATCTTTCATGCAAGTCTTGCAACAACGCGATCCAGACTTCGGTTTTATGTACACGTTGTCATCAGTCATTGGGTGACCGTTTTTGCAAAACTCTTTTCTTGCTGGCCCTTTGCTCTTCCATTCACCGCGTCGAATGTTTTCTGCGTGTGTGACTGGTTCCAAATGGGACGGATTCACGCATGACCTATTTCGGCAGATGTGGTCAAGTTCTAGTCCATCTGGAACCTTTCCATTGACCAATTCCCAAGCAACTTTATGGGAACCCCTGAATCTTCGATCTGCATCTGCGAAAACCCCATAGCCTTTGTTGAGAGTTGATTTCCATAGCCAGCACTGACCAAGATCCGGTCGCTTTTCAGGCACCGTACCGTTCTTGTCTACCTTCGACCAAAAACGTTCTTGAGCGCGCACGTATCGATGAGCACGACGGCAAGAAAGGCCGCAGTAATCAGTGCGTCCTCGTTCAACGTCGCATTGCTTCGCCGAAAACGTTACTTGGCAGTTTCTGCATACCTGGTTGATTCTTGGACGTGGTGATTTTCTCATGCTAATCCAAGGCTCCTAGCCAAATCGTGCGATAAAGCGACCAGTTGACCGTCTTTCACGAGCGCCGTTAGTTGCTCCAACCCGAATGCAAGATCAACGCGCCCTCTCTTTAGCTCACGATCCGCGCATTCAATCAGCCGTTGCTTTTCGATCATTGCCACGCTGTCAACGGGTGGCGGCTCTGGCAGCGCCGCCTGAGTGAACGTGATACTCAGTTGGTCCATCGGTCGGGATTCGCCATGATTTCGGCTTGCGTTGGCGGAAGATCGCCGGTATCGAATTCATCCGGCTCGTCGATCACAATGTCCGGATACCCGGAGACTTCCGCAATCAGTCTGTCTGCTTCCTCTTCGGTAAGGAGCTTGCCGCTGGTCTTGCCGTGAAGTTTCTTCAGTCCGTCCGCCGTAATTCCTTTTTGCTGACGGATGATGTTGAGGCGTTGAAGTTGCTTCTTGGTGCATCCGCCCTCCCATCGATCTTCATCGATGGAATGAAGGACTGTGGCTATCGCTGTCGGCTGTTGAACCGGCGCCGTGGTCACGACCTGATACTCACCGTCGTCAGTGACTTCGACATCCGCCCCAAGCTCTTCGGGGGTGTACATGCCAGCGATCGAATCAGGGAACGCCATTCGAGCGACCGCTGAAATGCACCGGGCGCGAAGCATGGCCGCGGTGTACTTCTTCCACGTGTCCGTTGTCATCAGTCCGGCGCGCTGCGCATCTTCGACACTGAAGTGATTGACCTGATGTGTGGGCCACTGAGATCGTTTGTACGCGATCTTGCAGATTTGGTGGTTGGATTCGATGATCTTCATCGCCGCGTCGCCGTGGTCGCGGTAGATCAACGCAAGCATCAGTTCAGAGTTGCACGTCGGCTTGCCTTTGATGATGACGATGTTGGAGAGCGCGTACATCGAAGGGATGCCGAGTTCACGACCCTTCATCATGATGGCGATGGCCTGCTCTGGCGTCTTGATCGAATCAGGAAGAAAGCCGGTTTTCACCAGCATCCCCGCCTGTTGCTGTGCCATGTTCCACCACTCGACTTCGCTGCCTGGTGTTGGCACGATGCTGAGTGCTCGATTGCTTACCACTTGGTATCTCCTTGGTGGTCCGGGCGTTATCGCCACCCGGACCCGCTGAATAGGTCGGTCAGATCGAGGGATGCCCACCAGCGGCGGATGTGCGCCGCCGCCAGTCGCAGGATGGTCATGACGGAGCGAGCGCTTCGTTGTGTCGCGCCTTCGCTTCCTCTTCGCCAGCAATATGGGAGTTCTTGAGTTCGTCCCTGATTGCACCCCAATTGACTTCACCGCGTCCGGTCCATTCGACCGTTGTCGAGTCGCAGCGCCAGCCGTCTTTCAGCGTGTGGGTGTGACCGATGCGGACTCGAATCTCCGGCTGGTGTGTCGTTTCGATCCGCGAGCCCGCCATCAGGTCTTCGACGGACTCTTTGAGTTCGGCGATCTGGCGATCCTGCAAATAGAGCTCGTATTGGGACGATTCAAGTTCGCGCCCCAATTCGGCCACGAGCTGCTCAGTGGTTTTGTTTTCGACTTCTGCTGTTGCTGTCATGCTAAAATCCTTCTAGGTGCTACCGCGTGCGCTCTTGACTCTGAACCAGTCGAGAGCGTTTCCATTTACGCCGCGTCTGGAAGTTCATCGGTGGCGGTTTGGTATGCGCCGACCAGTGACTGGAGATACTGCGGGTCCCCAATGCCCCGCGCGATGGCCTGACCGACTTGCTGCGCTACGTCCGTTGCGCGGGTGATCTGCAACCAGTCCACCAATTCCCGCCGCAGATCGTGCGCTTCGCTTTCGTCGATTCGTCCATCGGCCGCTGCGTCCTCGAATGTGCGCAACACAGACCTGCCATGCTCGACCGCAATCGTGGACAACCGTTTCCGCTGAGACATCCGAAACCTCCTGAGAAATAATTCGCCGCATTGGGACACCCCCGTTGCTACTGTCTGTGTGTGCCGGTGACGCGGTCTTGACCGCCGCCGATCCGGCACTGTCGAGCGACCGTTCGCTCGTCTCAACGCTCCCGATGACCTCGGGTCTGGCGTCGCCGGCCGGGGACACAGCGGGAAACACCTGCACCGAAAGCGCTGAGACGAGCGGGATACGGTCTCTAATTCGTATCCCGTCGCCTTGAGTACACGCCCTTTCACAGGCGCATGAGCGCACCGCCTTTCTGCTGTGGCTACTCGCACCAGGTGTGTGGGCATCCCGGCGCGATATGACGTACTGGGAAGTGGGAGAGCGACCCACGAAGACGCATCCGGTGCGACATGCCCCGGCATCGTGGACAAACGCTCTGAGTAAGGATCGTGAGAAGCAATCCCTACTCGGAGCGCCCCGGCGCGTGGCCGGGTGCGTCCTACAGGAGTGGCAGGCGTCCCTGCCGTTTGACCGCCCGGCATCACCGGACCCGTGGTGAGAGGCGCTCGAAGTGCGGAGGAGGCTGGTCGAACAATGTAAGTCCCAGCTTGATCCTTGTACACAGTCGTCGGAGTTGGTGTTGCCGTGGAGAGGCCCGCACCTGAGAGCGCCAGAAGTTGCATCAGAAACACTGACTCTCGTCGTCACAGAGCGGGGCGTTGACGAACTCACGCACCAACCAGCACCCGCCGCTCACAAAAAGGACCAACGCAATGCCGAGAATCCAGGTCACATTCGCCCCCTTGGTGGAAAGACAACGTGGACAATGACAACGACGATCAAAAGAAGAATCAGCCCGCCGGTGAACCCGTCCAATTCAGGACGCCAGCCGGAGTTCGTCGCGATTCCGGTAACGGGTTTCGATCACAACGTCACCGCGAAGCAGCGACACCTGCTCAGTGCCTTCGGGCAAGAGCGCCGGGTTGTCGTACATGGCCGCGGCGTTCATCCGGAACGCCAGCATTGCCGTCTCGTGGAACTTCTCGGCGTACATGAAGGTGCGAAGGTCTTCTCCGTTGGCGCCCAGGCACCGAACCTTCAGGAGCGTGACCGGCTTCTTTCGGGGTTGCTGCGGCTCACTCGGTCCGTCCTCGAACTTCTGCCAGTTGTTCCCGATCGAACCCTTCTGATAGCGTGTCATCGTCGTCTCCCTCGACCAACTCTCCAAACTCGTCCCGGCAACCAGGCGCCGGGGGCCATTGCTCGTCATCGCACCAATCAGGCGGCATCGCGTAGTCCATGAGGCACCGGGAACTGCACGATCCCCTTCATGAACTGATGCTTTTCGAGTTGACTACGCACATACGCGACGGCCTCAGCGGTGCGCTCCCGTTCGCAGTCGGTCTGCCGGAGATCAGCGGCGCGGTCCTCGGCATGAACAAGCGCCCGGATCAATTCGCGCTCCGTGGTCGTTCGAGCGACCATCAACTTGAACTGGAAGAGATCGTGGTCGCTCATGCCGCGTCTCGCTCCCCCTGATTCGCGGCTTCGCACCGCGCCACAAACGCATCCACCCCGTCGATCACCAGCCGGTTAATTTCCTGCTGCGTGAGGTTCGCTGCTGCCCATTCGCGCTGTTCGGCGTGACTCCACGATTCCTGCAAGCCCATTGACTCGATCTCGTCAGGCGTGAGGTTTGGGCCTCTCACGCTGCGACCTGGTTCTCAGCGCGGGCGGCTTCCAGAATCTCTTTGACCAGTGCGCTTTTAGATCGCAACCCGCGTCGTTTCGATTCCTCGTAAACCCATGAAATGAGAGAGACCGTGAGGGTGAACGACGTAGACGCCGCCGAATCCTTCTCTTCAATCCGCTCTCGGGATTCCTGTTCGGCCATTCGTATCTCCGTTCGATGGATATGAACTATGTCACAAGACGTTATAGAGATACTAGCAAGTCGATATTCGATTGTCAATAGTATTGAGTTGGCGCATATTGAACGCATGAGTATCGGGATGCGATTGAAGGAACTGAGGAAAGAGGCGCGGCTGACTCAGGTAGAGCTGGCGGAGTCGAGTGGTGTCCCGCAAGGCACGATCAGCCGTATTGAGTCAGGATCGTACAAAGAGATTCCGCCGCCCGATATCGTCAATCCGATTGCCAAGGCTCTTTCCGTTGACGCTGGCAAGTTGCTTGAAGCGGCTGGATTCGACATGGCGCCGGTTTCGCCGGAGACTGATCCCGCGTCGGAAACGATAGCGCGGGCAGTCCGCAATTGGACGCCCGCGCAAAAGAAGCTGCTCTGGAATTACATCGAGGCGGTCAGCACCGCGCTCGACCAGTCTGAACCCGACTAGACGTCATCCGGGCGCAACGCGGGAACGTTCCACCACAGATGCGCCGGCCATGCCAGTAAACACATCTCACGCACGATTGCAAGGCACTCGGAACACCATGCCTCTTCAATCATCGGGTGACGATATGGAGCGGTAAATACCGCCCCACAGGTGAGACACGTTTCGGTTCTCATCAGTCCGCGCTCATTGCTGCAAAGAGCGGGAGTTCGGCATCATCGTATTCCGCACGTCTGATGTTGCGGACAGCGACTTTGAAGTACGTTGGCTTCAACTCCACCCCTATCCCCTTCCGTCCCAGCTTGATTGCCTGATAGACCTCTGACCCAATGCCGGCGAATGGACTCAGCACCGTCTCACCTTTGTTGCTCCACAGTTTGATACACCGTTCAATGGTGCCAAGTTGCAGCGGGCAGATGTGGCGCTCGTCTTCATTCTCACGGGCCTCCACAACGTTCAGTGTTTCGGTTTCCCGAATGCCGTACCAGATCGGCCGCGCGTATTCGATCCATTCGTTATTGGTGATGTCTGGCACAACTGGAACCTCGTTATCCCCTGGTGCCTTGAATACGATGATGTAATCGGCCAGCGCCGGACGTGACCATGCCGAGTCTTTGTGAAATTGCGTAAAGAGCAATGCCTTGGAGTGTGTTCGGATCGCTTGCGCTTGCGGGTCCTTGTCGATACAGACTTCCCCGTAGTAGACGAATCCAGCCGCTTCAAAATGCCGGATGGTATCGCCGCGGAAGTCGAAGAGTCCGATGTGTCCGTGTGTCGCTTTCTGCTTCGTCACCTGCGCAACGTGAACGGCGATATTCCGACCCGGCTTGACGACGCGGATCAGTTCACGAGAGATAAACGAAAAGTGATTCCAGAAGGTCGCAGGCGTGCCAGAATTGCCAAGGTCACGCTCTGACGGCGAATAGGTGTACAGGCTCTGGAACGGGGGAGAGAACACGCTAAAGTCGATTGAGTGATCCGGCAACCCTTGCAGGACTTCCGCGCTGTCTCCGTTGTACAGTGCAACCCGGTCAGTGATGTATTGATCGATAACGTTCATGCGACCTCCAGCCATTCAGGCAGAATCATTTCAACGGTCGGGTTGTAGATGTCCCCTTGCTCAACGTGTCCAATCTCCGCACGCTCATACGCGGCGACGTGCTTGACCAGTTCGGCTGCGACCATCGTCGCTTCTGCTTCCTTGCGCAGTACGTTCTGGAAGATCGCTTCCTCCGGTTCGCTCAGGACGATGTGCGCGGTCACCGGGCGCAACTGCCCGAATCGGTAACAGCGCCGGATTGCCTGAAAATACTGCTCGTATGAATCCCCCATCCCAACGAACGCCATGTTGGCGCAATGCTGAAAGTTCATCCCGAATCCGGCGATTGACGGCTTCGTGATAAGTACCCGGATATCGCCATCGGCAAACCTCGTCAGCGCATCGGCTTTCGATTCTGGCGACATTGCCCCTTCGACGTTCACCGATCCGGGGATCAGTTTCGCCAGTTCTTTCGCCTCGTCATTCAGTCCGCACCATGCAATCCATGGTTCATCCGGCGATGCATTGATGAGTTCCGCCGCTGCTTTCGTCCGCACGCCAACGGTTGACTTGCGAACCGCCGCCCGGTCAGTAATGCCCTTGAGTGAGGTCGCGAAGAGTTGACCGGATGGCACATAGTCAGACGGGAGAATCACCGGATTGATCGTCAATGGCGGGAGTTGATAGTCGCCATCGTCATAGCCGAGGTCAGATGGTCGCATCAGGCTCATGCCCCACGATGCCAGCCATCGGTAGAACGGATCTCGTGCGTGTCCCTTCAGTCGCCACCCCTCGTCATCGTGGACAAAGAACATGGCGAGCATTTCAACCCGGCTCATGATGCCGAGGAATTCCGCATGGTTTGCCATTTCGGCGGTGTCGTTAGGCGCGGGCGTTGCCGTGCAGCACAATCGGTACGGAGTGCGTGCGAACATCTCAATCAGCTTCGTGCGCGTCTTGCCGTCCTGGCTCTTGAGGATTGACGACTCATCGAGCACGACGGCCCCGAACTGGTCAGGATCAAATCGATCAACCATTTCATAGTTGGTGATCGTCATGTCTTCGGCATCGGACTGCGACCGCGCATACGTGATCGTCACGCCGAGCAATTCCGCTTCTCGGATCGTCTGCTGTGCGACTGCCAATGGCGCAAGGAAGAGAACCCGCTCGCCCGTCAGTCGTGCCCATTCAATCTGCATTCTCGTCTTGCCCATTCCGGTTGTGGCAAAGATCGCAGAGCGCCCCTTGCGGAGTGCCCATCGCACGAGGTCACGCTGGAATGGAAATAGACTCGGATGAACTGCCGACTCCGGCACATCGATCCCTGACGACGGGACAATCGGTACTTTGCGTTCAAGGAATAATTCGTAGTCTTTTGGCATGGGTACTCCCGACTATGCGATAGGTCAATATCGGGATTGTAGTAACTCTATATCCAGTAGTCAATAGTATTGAGTTATTCGATACTGAGAGGATGGACACGAAACGCCCCGCCCTCGCGTATCTCCGGCAATCTCTCGGACGTTCAGATGAGAGTAAAGAAAACTCTCTTTCACTTGAGCAGCAGCAGGAGTCAATAAAGGAATTCGCCGATAAACATAATTACCAGGTGGAGCGGTACATCCGGGATTTCGATGTCACCGGCAGAACCCTTGACCGCCCCGGTCTGACCGAACTTCGCGAGCTGGTGCAATCCGGCCACACGGTGATCGTCTGGAAGTACGATCGCCTTGCCCGGTCTGTCGGCGGGCACTCGATTCTGGTTGACGAATTGCAGGATCGTGGCGCCACGGTCATCAGCGTCACCGAACCGCAAGGCAAGCTGCCCCGGCAGATGATGGCCGTATTCAGCGAGTTCTACTCGGACGCCCTCTCCGAACGGATCATCGCCATCCGGGAAGCCGAGGCGAGACGCGGCAAGTTCACGGGCGGTCAACCCCCGTACGGCTATCACCGCGCCAATGCCGAAGAGGCGGTCAACAAGAAAGGCGTCGCCTATATCCGCCGTACCGGCCCTGTCGTCATCAATCCCGATGAAGCGGAGATCGTTCGTGAGATCTTCGACCGTTACAAAGCAGGGGAATCCCAGTACCGCATCCTCGTCGATCTCTACCAGAGAATTGCGCCCCGCTCTCTCGGAGGGAAGTGGGAAATCCAGATGGTGCGGCGCCTTCTGGCGAATCCATTTTATGCGGGATTCGCGACGCTCAAAGGTGAGATCGTCGCGAAAGGGATCCACGAACCGATCATCGATCAATCCACATGGGACGCGGTGCAGGAACGACTCAAACGCCAGGCGGTCATCAGGCATCGCAGTCCGAACGATGCAGCGTCGTTCCTGGAGGGCCTGTGCACCCACTCGTGTGGGTCGAGGATGCACCTGACGATCATTCCATCGAAGGGCGGACGGTACCCGAACTTCGTCTGCTCTCGATCGGGCGGACCGAATCGATGTGGTCAGCCGCAAATCGTTATCAGTCAGTCGAAGCTGGAAGGGCTTGTACGGGCGCGGCTGATTGATGACCTTGCCGGCATCGTCTCCGTCACTGAAGCGCTTGACCGCGCGGCGGCGAAAGCCGGCGGGGATACGGTTGACCGGCAACGGAAGGCGCTGGAACTGCAGCGGCGCACCCTTGACCGGCGGCATGAACGGGCTCGTGAACTATGGCTCGAAGGTGGCGACTCGCTTGACCAGTGGAAATCCGAGAAGGCCCGGTACGATGCGGAGTCGGCGCAGATCGCTTCGGAGATTGCCGCGTTGCCGGTTGCGCCCGATCCAGCCCGCTACCGCAATGCCGCCGAACATCTGACCAGCCTTGCGCCATTGATTGCACTTGCGAGCGTGGATGCACTCCGGACGGCGCTTGAACGCTTAGGCGTCGTGATCGTGTCCAAGGATGCCGTCAGGATCGACTACCGCCCGCCGTTCGCTGATTTTATTGGTGGAGACTAAGCGGCTTCACTTCGTTCTAAATACTCAATCAGTTGACGACCGATGTATTCGGTGTACGCGGGAGGAATGGCCTGAGCTAATTCTTCTCTGTTCATCCAGTTAATTCCCATTGCGGACTGAGCTGCATCCATTCCTGAAAAATGACCTGCAACCACGCCCATCCCGTTCGGATTATCTCGCAGCCCGTTTTTTCTGGTTGACTTACTCGGCAGTGAAACCCATCCATTTGCGCTGGCGCCGGCGCGATCATTCAACATGCGACCGCTACCAATAACTTGCGTATGCTTCTGATGCGGATGAGCCAATAGCATGACGTTGCTTTCAAACTTCCGGTGACGGTAAACCTTGAGTCCAAGTGTTGCTCCACAGAGAGTAATTCCGTTTTCCATTGGCGCGTCTTCGACGTTTTCCATAACCCAAACAGCACCAGATTGCTTGAGTGCGTCGCGTGTCTCTGGGATCAGCATTTGATAGACACGATCCTTCAGCCACGGAAGATGACGCATTCGACTATAGCCTTGACACGGTGGTGATGCGTGGATCACGTCAAACTTGTGACCGTGTTCGCGGATAAACTCAATGGCATCACCCTGGTGGAACTCGAACGGGTACCGTGGCATCGGCTTCAGATCGACACCAACAACATCGAATCCCGCGCGGTGATAGCCCATCGAACAACCGCCAGCACCACAGAAAGCGTCTAGTAGTCTCGGTTTGCTCAATCCGTCCACTCCGTAGGTTATCGCTCATCTGTCCCGGTAGGTGACCAAGTATATACAAACAGGGGGAACAGAAAAGCGAGGCCGCAAGCAACCCCGCTAATCTGATCAGCACGAGACCACGATTACGCCATGCAGCCCACGTGACGGTGTACCGGAGTTCGGGGCGAGACCTTTCATCAACTCTCGCCTTTCCGTGGGACCGGGCACTTGTCTGTTTGGCCCTACTCTCCTAAGCCCCACATGTTTGCCGTCGTGCTGAAGCGACGATTCGCCTAACGCTTAGGGTCACCAACAACGGGTCATTACTGATTGCCGTCCCTGACAAGCTCTAGCGATCCGAGCGCCGTAGTTGTACGTTCAGGGGTGGAATGTCGGCTCCTACGCAGGGCCGTCACCCCCTGCCTCAGCTTCGTCGCCAATAGTCTACCAGACACAGAAAATCCGGGCTGTTGTCACCCGGCTCCGCTGTTTGGTTCTGCGAAGTCAGTTCGCCAAACCGGTGTCAGGAGGACACGCTGCTGTCAGTTTACCGCATCCGGCTTCGACCGCTTCACTCCGATGTCCTTACCTGTCAGTTCCTCTGCTACGATTTGCGCGATGGCGATGATCGCCGCGCCGACGATGGGGACGTACGGTTTGTACTGGTCAGGCACGTCAAGCGCCACCTGTGCAATCAGACCGGCCAGCCCACCACCTGCTATCAGTTGCAAGAGCGTTCTGACGATTCTGCGTGTTGAGTCGTTCATACGTCCTCCGCTCTCATCGCTTCGCCTGCTGGTTTTTGGCGAAGCATCTTGATTGTCACGTTCGTTGTTGTGCCAGTCCTCGTAACGGTCGGCGCTGGTGGCGGATATCGCCATGCGTCACTGACCGGCGGTGCTCCACATGCCCCGCATCCATACGGCCCCGGACCAAGGATGCAACCGCAGACGCCGATGGCTCTTTTTGGAACTGGTAATGTTACGCTCATCTGAACCCCTTTCTAACTCGCGTCCCGTGGCCGTGGCAGCGCCGGATAGAACGACGATCGACTGATGCGGGGGAACGTGCCATCCCCCTTGTCCCAGAAGTACCACGGGCTGTTCAGCGTCCCGACCACCTTGCACTTATCGCCCGGTTCGATGTTCGGCCCGTAAGAGTTCTTGCCCTTCTTGGTCGATGCCGAGACGCGGGGAAGGGTTGCTCGAGCACACGTCACCTCGGCAAGCAGGGTGTAGACCGGCACTCCGTTGTACTCGACGATGCCGACGTCGCCCGGTTTCCAGTTGATCGGAGCGGGCTTGATCGTTTCCGGAACGATGACCGCATCCTCCTGGTACCGCTTCATGATCTCCCGAGTGAGTTCGATCAGTGCATCGGTTTCAGCCATCACGACCGCGCCCGGACACGCCTTGTAATCCAGTCCGGTGATCTCGTTGTGCCAGATGACGAATGACCGGCCCTTCGCTTTGTAGTACGGGAACTCAGTCCACGGGATGCCGCGCTGATCCGCCCAATAGGCAGTCATGGCCGCGATCGATTCCCGCGCTTTCTGGTCAAGTGGCGTGTCATATTCGCCGCTGATTTCAATGGCCTTCGAGCATCGGTTGATCGATTCGACGCCGACTTCATTGGCGTAGATCAGGCCGTCACCGTATGGAGATTTGGCCGGTCCTGACGACTCGCCATACCAGCCGTTGCGAGGCGCAATCCATTCGTAAATCTTGCCCGCCGTCGCCGCGCCATCGGTAGCTGCGACCGCGACACCGTAAGCGGTTGCGGCATTCCCGCCGTGGAACCAGTTGTTGGTTCCGCCCCACGATCCAAGCATCCTATGCCAAATGATTGCCTCTGGGATCTTCGGCGCTCCGCCTTCGACCACGTAGGGATTCGACGCGGGGAGATGCGACTGAATGACATCGGGATAGGGCACGCGCCCGGTGGTGATGCTCACTGGTGAAACCTCCGTATTCTGGATTCTAGAATCCTGAAAAATGGAATTCGCTTTCGCGGCGATCTTTTCGGCGTACCGGGGATCGGTGGCCCACTTGCCGGTCAGGTCTGCGAGCGTGCTGACTTCACCTGCATATCCAGCATCGAATACCGCATCCCATCTCGGATCAATGTTTACGATTGGTTCAATGATTGACTTGGCGCTTGCAACGTGTTCAGGCGTCACTTCTGCATAAGCGAACATGTGAACCACTTGCGCTCGAGCTGCCTCAATGCCGTTCTTCCAGATGTGAGATGCCGCGTTTTGTTCCGCGTCGCCGGTGATCCCAATGCCCGCTGGGTTGCGCCGGTATTGCCACCATGCGCTAGAGAAGTCGGCTGTCTCGTGAGCTGCCTGTGCAAAGAGCAACGCCGGATCGATGCCGACGAGCGTGCAAAGTCGCCAGAGTTCGGTCGCGTATTCCGTCTCCGCGCCTGCCTTGATATCGAGCCACGCCAGCGCCTCGGCGAGCGTTCCGGTTGGTTTGCCGATGATCGGCGAGTCAACGGTGTAGGTCACCGCCGCGCGTCCTTTCGTCCCACGTTCTCCATCCATTTAAGTGCGTTCCATGCGAATACCGCGATCATCCCGAATGCCGCAATGGCAATGGCGGAGCCCGCAATAACAATCGCTGCCACGCCCAGTGCCCTTGGGAATCCATAGTCAAGCAGCAGGATCACAGAGAGAAATATCCACAGTGAACCGAGTGCTACCGCCGATCTCTTCATCGCTGTGCGTCCTTTCTCTGCGTCCCCGTGGGCGCGTGGACAATCGGACTATCAACCGAATAGCTCACGCGCTCCCCTTTCGGAGATGGCTGCTCGTGGCAACCTTGATCGGCTTCGGCGTGCAGGCAAGTTGCCACCAGTAGACAAAAATCGGTTTCTCGCTCATGACCAGCTCACAAAC